ATGCGTTACCGGTTCGATGGTAAGGAAAAGACGCTGGTCATCGGCCCCTATCCTGAAATTTCCCTCACTGAAGCGCGGGCAAAACAGTCAGAAGCAAAAATGAAGTTGCTGGCAGGTGTAGACCCGGCAGAGCAGAAGCAGGCCATAAAGAAGAAAGAGAAGGAAGCAGCGGCTGATTCGTTCGGAGGTATCTTCCGTGAGTGGCATACGCACAAATCAAAGGTGTGGTCAAAGGGATATGCTGACGAGATGATGAGCATGTTCACCGACGACATACTGCCAGTCATCGGTCATCTGAAAATGGAAGAAGTTGAGCCGATGGTGCTACTGAAGGTCATCAGGCTGTTCGAAGACAGGGGCGCAATGGAGCGCGCTGATAAGGCGAGGCGCAGATGCGGGGAAGTGTTCAGTTATGCGATCGTAACTGGCAGGGCTAAATACAATCCATCCAGAGACCTGGCAGGGGCCATGCGAGGATACAGGAAGAAAAACTACCCATTCCTTCCCATGCACCGCATACACGAGTTCCAGAAGGCTCTTAACGGCTATGGTGGGTGGGTTATCTCTAAGATAGCAACACAGATTCTTCACTATACAGCCATGCGTACAGTTGAGCTTCGATCGTTGGTATGGACGGGAATTGACTATGAAAACCGGTTAATCAGCGTTGACCCTTTCGTCATGAAAGGGAGAAAGTTGCATATTGTCCCGATGTCAGATCAGGTCATGGAGTTGTTCAGGTTTCTGCAGCAGATAACCGGCCAGTATGAATTGTGTTTCCCTGGTCGCAGCGACAGGAAGAAACCGATCAGCGAAAACGCAGTGTTAGGCGTGATCCGCAATATTGGATATGAAGGCCAGGCAAGCGGGCATGGATTCCGTCACCAGTTCAGTACCGTTCTCAACGAGAAGCACTGGAACAGAGATGCGATAGAAATGCAACTGGCTCACGTTAGCGGTGGTACGCGATCGGTGTACAATCACGCTGCTTATCTCGACACGCGCCGGGAGATGATGCAATGGTGGGCTGACTGGTTAGATGAAAAGGTGGAATAGTGCCTCCCACATCACCGGACAATCATCGAACTCACCAGTCCATGCATCGATGTAACGTCGCATCGGCTGGCAACCATTCTATATTCGCACTATCGAACGATCGCCAGCCAGCCGCACCCGGGTCTTGCATACGCTCTGGTGCGGCAACTTAAACTGCTGAAGAATGTTCATCAGCAGGCATCACAGGCCAGTACACATTCTCAGGGAAACCATCCTGCTCAGGAAGGTCACGCAAGCCCTGTCGATATGCACTCCAGGCGGTTTTATCCCCCGGCGCATCGGGTAGCATTCTCCAGTCCGAGTCTGCCAGAAGGATGTTTCTTTTTGCCATCACCTCTTCTGCCTTAACGCTTTTTTCACTAACCCAGTTAATCTTCCCCATCAGTACACCTCGACACGTTCTGTTTTTTCCAGTGCGCTGGCATCTTCTCCGTAAAACCCCGTTACGGTAACAGACAACTCACCATCCTTTTTCACAGCTATCAGGACCGGGCATGGCTCCAGTGATGAGCAGAATTCAGTAGCGCAGCCATCCGGCATTTCGCTGAAATCGAACGTATCCGATTCGCCGTCAAGCATTACAGTCAGAACGTCACCCGTGACAGAATAGCTGCATTCAATATCCGCGCGCTGGGGCGTGATAATCAGTTTCATGTGTGTTATCTCCTCAGAACCAGCGACCAATGGCTGTAATGTAGATAGTGTCTGAACCTGTATAGGTGCCAGTGTTTATAGCGTGGAAAGCAAACTGGCAGGATGCCAGGGGGCCACTCACTAACTCAATTCTTACGTTCTGACCATTGTTGTTGATGTGGCCTGAGCAACAGGGGGAAGCCGCAAAAGAGGCAGGAAAAGGAACAACATTTTGTGAAGTTCGATAACCGCCCAGACCGCCTGAAGCAGTCAGATTTTTATTTGCGGCAGATGCCGCAGAAAATACCATCCTGCAAATTTGAGTCCCATCTGCAAAGCGGACGTACTCCCCATTTGAATTAGAGCCCTTCTCAATAATTGCCCCCGTAGGAACCCCGCCACTTTGCGATACTGTCCCCAGAATATCGGCACGCGCTGCACTCTTGAAACTGTTCCACGCCGGGCCTGTCCATTCTGAACCGTCGGGTAATTTTACGGTGACGTTACCGGTTCCGCTGAAAATACTCTGCCAGTTCTGCTTGTCGTAGTTCAGCCCGCGAAGGGCTTCTGCACTCTGTGCCACCAGTGCTGCGGTAACCATGTTCAGGGCTACGCGGGGAACGGCAGACCAGGCCGCGCCGGATTGCGTCGGCCCGGTGTAGTTGCTGACCAGCGTCAGAGATGTATTGCTGTTTACTGTCTTGATAGGCAGCGTGTACGGGACCCCGCCGACGGTAACAACGATAAAGTCACCTGCTGACAGTTCGGTAGTAAAGGCAGTTCCGCTGCCAGTTACGACTGCTGAATTATTGGTCAGGGTTAATGTTCCTGCGGACATGAGTGTCTCCTGAAATATAATTGATCGTTAAAAGTGATCAATTAATGCAAATTGATCTGTTAAATCTATTTTCAGATAAATAAACGTGCTAATAAGATGAAACGGTGACCATTTAATCCGACACAAAAGGAATAATAATGAAAATCATTTACCTTTCGGTTATTTCCATATTACTGACCATCTTTATTTCTGGATGCGCCAGCAACACCCCTCCGGTATGTTACAACGAAGCAATTATCATGAAGAACAGGGTTTCTATTCCGGTGTTTGGAATCAGAAAACCGCTTAAAACGACAGAATATCTTTCTGGTGGGTATTTTGCATATCAGTGGATGCCGCAGGAATCGTTCACTGACACATCAACCTGTGATAAGCTCGGGCTTACTGAGTGACTATTAGCTTCCGAGTGAATAAGTGTAGTAATTGTCATAATTACTACACTCTATATACATAACCCTGGTTCCTACAACCCACCCCTTGGGTAAAGGTATTCCTACGTTACCCAGAAATGATTGATAAACCTCCGTGTTATTCGTCCTCCACTTGCCATTAGTGCCTATTCCTGCGCCAGAGCATCCATAGTTCTGGAAACCATACTCAGGAACTGTTGGATCTTGTGGAACGTATACAAAATTCGTTATTCCTGTAGTTACTGCTAATGGATTATCTGATTCTACATAGCTCTGATTAATGAATTTAGCATCCAGCGGAAGGCAATTACTGTGCCATACCATTACTCCGTCTTTGTAAAGATAGAATCCATTCTGTGGTATTGGCGGAAGCTTTCTTGAAAATACGTAAGCCCTGGTAGGAAATTGATTGTTTGCCGCTGCCGTAAACTGCATCTTGTAAGTTCCGGTCTCAAGCAGAGTAAAATGCGATCTACTGCAAGCCCCACCCTGATTATTTCTATTGCGCATAAAAATAACCACCCCATCACCTACCGCCACTCCAGTATCCACGGTTCTGGCTCCAGGCTCAATATCTATTACCGCGCTTAACACAAAGGGCGTAAAGTCTGGTGCTAACTTAATCGTCCTCTGGTTATTTGGATAAGTATATAAAGCAAATCCTGAATAACCACTATTCGCTCCCTGCCTGGCTGTAGCAGTAACAACCAGCCTTAAAGGAACGTCCGTGTCCCATGTTAAGGTTGTTCCAGATATTGAAGCATCTATGGTGCTCTGCGTATTTGTTGGGGCTAAGGTGCTATTCATTCCAACAACGGAGAGGTCGAAGCCAGAGGTGTTATAGGTTTTACTTCCTGTGCCAGAAACTGTCAGAAAGTCTATGACGTATGTGAAACTCATCGCATTAGCGGCATCAAATGACGTACCTTCAATAAACATTTGCATTATAAAGGTGCCCCCATAACTGCCAATGGCCTGCCCTGAGAGTCATACTGAACAATTCTGATATTTGTAATGCTTAACCTCCCCTGTCCAGATACAGCACCATTCACCTCAAACGTGCCGTCTGATTTCATGATCGTCCCTGTCTGTCCCGCTACGTAATTAGCTGAATACCATGAGCCAACTTTCGCCAAAGTGAATGAGGCATAGTCAATAAATGCTTCGTTAATAAATACCTGACCATTAGAGGTCAGGAATGCAGCCTTGTAATTACCAGGATCGCTCCCGGAATAAATACCAAACTGATCAGCAGCGAAAACTACCGTTGATTTATAGGTGCTTCCTGAAGGCTCAATGGATATACCGAAACCAGCGTTATACAGTACATCATTTCTCTTAATGCCAAGGTTAAGAGTATATGACGCTTTAGCATTACCATTATCTTCAACCTGGGCAGTAAGCTTTTCATTAACCGCCGCCGTTAACTCTCCGTTCGGTCCAATTTGCGCCTGAACATATGTGGACAGGTCAGCAAGCCCCTGCTCGGCGGTCGCAACAGTGGTTTTCACGACCAGGATATCGGCGCGAACCTCCCCATACTGCTGATACTGGTGCTCAACGGTTCCGTGGTTCGCCAGCGCGTTCGACATGATTCCGTCAAGGTTAGTGTCGATACCTTCCTGAACATTTTTAAACGCATCTGATTCGCGGATCTGCTCATCAATGAGTTCTATCATCCCCGGGATATCAGATGACGCCTGACCGGACGCCTCAACGAATTCAGATACCCCGAAAGCGTTCCTGGTACGGACATAAACGTAATACGTTTTATCTGCCTGTAGACCATGAAGCGTCCACTGGTTAGAGCGCCCGAGGAACTGAGCCTGGTCTTCAATTTCTGCCGGATTGACGATCTGATTTTGCCCGGAGTACCAGAATTCAAACGAGGTGTCTGTCGTTGCCGTAATGCGCATAACAGGAACCAGGTCAGCAGAGAACAGGCCAGGCGTCCAGATAACACTGGATGGCGCAGGTGGTGCACCGATGACCATGCTGATTTGCGTCTCAGCGCCTTTCATTCCGTTTTCATTGCGACCGCGAACGCCAAGCGTGTATCCACCGGCGTTCAGACCAAAGAATTCATAGCGGAACCGGTCGGTTTCGTACTGCGCCACTACTTTTCCGTCAGCGCTGTACACGTACAACTCAAACACCAGCTTTTTGGTGGTAGTTGCCGTCTCCCATGTAGCAGTGACCTGGACAGTCTCAGAGTTAGTGTTGATGATACGCAGGTTCTCCACGTTCGGTACGCGGTAACCGTTCAGTGTATCGTTGGGAACTTCAAACACGGCGCCTTCATCAACAATGGCCTGTTTGTTCGGATCATGCTGCGATGCGGTGATGCTGTAAACAGAATTATTATCCGTCTCTGCAACGCTCAGGATGCGGAAGAGTCTGGTAGAAACGCTGCTGGTAGAGATGGCAAATACAGTACCGTCACGAACCCATGCAGGCGTCGTTTTCAGCGTCACTATATTGTCGGCAATACTGCCAATCTCATACTTAACGAACTTCCCGTCACTTCCCATGATTGACATGGTGTCGCCTTCTGATATCAGAGACGAATCAACCGCATCAACGGTAATCTTATTGCCCGCGTGCGACATGATGCGCCCCCCAAGACGCGCACCAGCATAGTTGTTGTCCATGACTTCAACGATGTCACCCGGCGTGAAGTGGATAGCATCGCGCGCCATCTGGAAAGACAGCCTGCTGCTTTCACGCTTTGCTGTTTCCAGCAGCCATTTCCCGGCTCGCCATGCCTGACCGCGTGAGGTACAGCCGAACGCCTCCAGAGTGGTTTCGTTGTAGTTTCCGCGGGCGATCATCTCATCGTCGGAAACATACTCTTTTACCTGCTCCCAGCCGTTATCCGGGTCAGTCCAGGACACAACAACGGCATTGTATTTCTCAGAACGCTTTACAGAGCTGCGTTTGAACTCGCCATCAACCACGTTAGCATTCGTGATTGTCGCAATTGGGTCTTGTGGCGCATCCAGCATTACTGACAGGCGCATACCGTCCCACAATGCAATTCCACGGAACATACTCGCTATCTTGTCGAGAATGTCACGCGCACTCGCCTGCTCGGTAATATAGGCATTCAGCGTCATCCTTGGTTCCTGCCCGCCGTAGCCATCGTTAACAAGCTGATCGCAATACTGTGAGAGGACGTACAGCGCACCGTCATCTACATCGATATAACCGGCACGCTTCGCCAGGCCAAAACGGGTATTCTTCGCCAGTTCACGGAACAGCCACGCCGGGTTGTTAGTCCACGCTTTTTTGAATCCGCCAGTCCACAACCCCGAGTAAGTTCTGGCAATCGGATCGTAGTTGTCAGGAACGTCCACAATCAGGCCGCGAAGATGATATGTGCGACTCGGGGTGTCGGTGTACTGGTCACGGTCAATAACCGCACCAGCAATAGCGGAGAACGGATAGTTCAGGTTATCGTCGGTGATCTCGCTGTAGCTGTTCCAGATGGTGCCGTTTGACAGCAAATCACTGCTGCTGTCCGGCGTAATACGACGAACGCGGATATCGAAGGGTTTAGTGTCCGGGGCATCAATAACATGTGCCTCAAGATATTCACCGGAAATCTTCCCTGTGATCGTTACCGTTTTCTCAATCGTCCAACCAGATGAACCGGTGCGTGACTCAAGAACCATCGTAACCGAGGTGTTTTTCTGGTTCCCCTTGGTGTCCTGCTCTACCAGTCCTGTGACACCAACGTTGAAACGAACTCGGGTTACATCCTGATCCGTAATGGTGCGTACCAGCGGGGTATCGTAAGTGACCTCAGTGTTAACAATGGTCGTCGCTTCGATTGCAGAGAAGCCGTTAATTGGCTGCTGAGTCTCCGAACCGGGCCGCCATGCCACACTGACGCCATTCACACTGACATTTCCGTTTGCATCGGTAACAGACGTTTTGTTCAGTTTGAATGAAGAAAGGTGTTCCTGGTCTACCGGCCCGTATATTGGGCCTTCCGAAATAAGATCGAGTACCCTGTAAAATTGTTTTGATTTGAGGTTATCGTCGAGGAGTTTCGGGGTTGATGCTTTACCGCCGCCTGAAGACATAGCGCCACCTTAGCTAATTGATTCTGTCCAGTCCTGGTTGTTACTTGTGTCAATACCGAGAGAAATGACGTTCGAGCCGACTTCCATCTCGCCGAGGAGTATCGGCACCGGGCGCCCTTGACCGACACGGTTTTCCGCACTGGTAAATGAGTTGTTCGTTAGCGTGTTTGTCTCAGCCGCTTCCGCTGACGTTTTAGTTTTCATGTTGCGGGACATGTAGACCGAGTACGCAATTGAAGCCACGCTGACGGCAACCGCAATCCATGCAGCAGCGGCGGCGGAGATAGCGCCTTCAACTACCGGCACAAACAGGACCACCGAGCCGTCTTTCAGGTGGCGATCGAGATGCCATTGCATAGCCGATGCCTCAACATCCTCGCCCGCTATTCGGAGCCGAAGTTTTGTATTGAGGAATGCTTTTTTGAATTCGTGATTCTGGGCAAGAAGCAGTCGAAGTCCCTGAGCGGGCGTGTCTACGTTCAGAGAGATTTGGCGGTAAAATCGGCGTAAATTGCCCGCAAATTTAAAGATGAGCACTGTTCATGTCTCCATATGGAATGCATCTGCTTAACGTATGCCTGGCGCATTGGCTCTCTCCGGCTAAGGTGTCCGGCGTGGTCGTGGTGAAGCACCATGTTTTCTTCGAGGAGGATCATTGCGTGGCAAGGGTCAGCGCCGGGGAATGGTTGCCTGATGATGGCGTCACCTGGTTGCGCCTGGTCAGGTGATACCTGATGAAAGCCATTGACAGGCATGTTCTTCAGGTAAAGATTTTCACCTCTCAGCCACCAGCCATTCGTCCTTTCGAAGTCAGGCAGGTCAATGCCGCACAGGTGATACACGTCTCTGAAAAGGGTGTAGCAGTCCACTACGCCATGTACGAATCTGCGGCCCAGCAGGAATGGAACGGGCCTGAATTTCAGGATCCGACCATCGCAAGCCAGCCACCACGAAAGGCCACTGACAACCTGCGCTTTGCGGTCGGCACCTGACAGGAATGGAACGTTTCCCGGGTGCGAGTGGAATACCGCCGTCACCTCTCCAGCCTCCTCGGCTGCCAGCCAGTCATCATCACTGATGCGGAAATGCTTGCCCGGATCGGGATGCACGTTCCGACAGCGGAACAGCCGATCGCCATCAAGGATTAAGCCGCACACTTCATCCTGCGACGATGCCGCATAATCGAGTAATTCTTGCATCAGGAAACCTTCTGAGAGCCTGGGAAGCTGCTGATTGGCATTGGTTCAGGTCGCGGATAACGGAAGCGGCATCCGCTACGACGGTGAGAGCACTTGTCTTTCGCCGGGTCCGTGGTTGGATTGTCGCGCTCATCTGCAACGGGAGGCCCGTCATATCCACACCCGATTCCGCGATACTGCCACTGACACACGTCGGCGAGAATGGTACGAGCCGGAATAATGGCATTATCGCAGTCAATCGGTGTCGCCAGGGTGTAGGTTACCTGCTCGAATGTCTCTTCCGTCATCTCTTCAACGACGTAGCGGGAAACGGCTTCCTGTGTCGGATCGGCATCAGGGTTACCGTTCGGGAAATTCACAGCGTCCAGGTACTTAACAGGAACCTGTCGCCTGGTGATAACGACTCCCAGCATGTCATCAAAGTCGTGGTTGATGCCAGTCAGCAGGCCGGTAACGTTCGCCAAAGCCATAGACGGGCGGGCATATGTCCCTTCGTTCTTTGACTCGAATCCTTCAACAGCTATCGGATATGCCTGGTACTGGTTACCTTTCCAGATAACATTGCCGTAATAGCCGTTTGTGCCTGAATGGAACCTGATAAGGTCACCGCCAAAGGGTAGCAGGTCGGCTTCGAACAAATCGATAAACGCGCCTACTCCGGCGTCCACGCTGTCGATAATTAAATTTGCTGGTATGTCGCGCACGGCAAACTCCCATAAAAAAACCGCCCGTAGGCGGTTGTGTTAGCCCCATTGCTCGGCATCAGCTGCCGTCTGGAGGGTGAAGGCAATCACTTGCTTTTGCTCATCAGTGAACGTATGCCAGATGCGCCGTAAAGGTGGCGTCGCGTAGTTTCGCCAATTATGCACTGGATTTTTTTCGGTCCAGTTTGGCTTTGCCCAGTCCGAAGCATCGTAGCGACAACAGAACTCAATATCTTTGCGCTCGCGGGCGTGTGCCGGCGGCTCGGACAAAATAGCCCCTTTAAGTAGTGACATCATCTCGGCACCTGCTCGAAAGTGGCCGTCAGTTCAAACAGCGGCCCGGTCTTTGTCATATTCCAGGAGCGGCAGACAAACAACTTCTGTACTCCCGTATCAGATGGCGTCCAGTAGAACGCCTCTACCGCCCCTCTGGCTTTCAGAAACGCCTCAGCATCCTTTGCCGGGTTGCTGCGGCACGCGCCGCTGACGCCGCGAAAGGTGAGCGAGTATTTATCCATCAGCGGATTGATACCCTTCGTCTGGCGCTGCTCGTAACCGTCCCCGAACGTAACGACAGCTGCGTTCGGGGTTCGCTCTACTGAGTAGGCTTTCTGCGGTGTCCATGTGAATGTTTCTGGCATATTTAAGCCCTTATGGATTTATTTTTGCACAGCTTTGCATGTTACAGTTACGTTTGTTTATCCATCAAAATAAGAGGTTAAAAACATGGCTGCACCTTCTCATGAATTACTTAATGGATTGGCTGTAAAAACAGTACTCAGCTACGTAATCGCAACACTCAACGAAGATCAAAAACAAGTTCTTATGAGCCTAGCGGGGACTCGTTCAATAAATTTCGATGAACTTGAAAGTGAATCAACTTCGAAGGAAGAACTTCGAGCGGCAGCTGAGACCGTTAATGACATCATTGAAGAGATAGTCAAGACGGGAGTTGGTCAGGATTGAATTGTAAAGCGGCTTAAAGGCCGCTTATTTTCTCCGTCCTTGCAATAAGCCGTTCGGACGAGTGCTCTGGTCTACCATCATCTTCAGCATGTCGTTATTCCACACTTTACGCAGCCTTGCGATATCCTCATTACCAATTCCTCCCGTAGTATTTATCGTCAGGTTCATTACTGGATTAAAAGAGCCCCCACCCGCCTTATCAGCCGATATCACCTTCCCTGACTGGTTCGGAATGAACATCTGCTGACCACCAGCAGTCTGGAAGATTTCAGAACGACCATCTTCATTGACACGGTAGGCATTACCAGCGGATACCGTGCCGCCGTAGCGACGCCCACCAAACAAACCAACCATTGCAGGAATTGCCGACGCCATAGCAGCCATTCCGATAGTTGACGCCTGCCCCATAGTGGCGATGTTTGTAGCCGCCGCCGCTGGAGCCATTGAAGCCGTAATACTCGCCCCGGTTACTGCTGCGCTTGTAGCGGCGGTAGCATTAGCAGACTGAGCCATCACCGCGCTTTTAACGTACTCCATACCCATCTGCACCAGACTACCGACAACGCTGTTGAGGATTGTCGTGCCGATGTTGGCGAAGGATTCTTGCAGGCTTTGCGTGCCGTTAATTAGCCCCGTAATCGCGCTGGTTGCCCCCCCCTGCAAGGAGTCGATTGCAGAGCCAAGCATGTTGTTGATCTCGCTCTGCTGCTGCCATTCTTCCCACATGGCAGCCATACGCTTCTGGTGATACTGGTCTTCAATTCCTGCGCGGACAGCTTCGGCCTCTGCAATTTTTTGCGGGTAAAGCGCAACATATTCATCAAGCTGGGCCATCTGCTGCGCGTAGGTGTTATCCACTGCAGCGACTGGAGAAACCTGCCCCTGTAACCCGGTAAAGTTTTGTCCTGCCTGTGTGCGCTTCCTTTCTTCTTCTGCGGCTGCTTTTGTTGCCTGCTGGATTTTCCATATGGATTCCGCTTGCTGTTCAGCTTTGGCAAGCTGCTCTGCTGATGCTTTATTGCCAAGAGCTACAACTGCATCGTATTTCGCTAATTCTAGCGAGCCATCGGCGTAACCTGTGCTCAGGCGGTCGAGCGCTGCTTGTTGACGGGTGAGGGATTGCGCGGCTTCATCAGATGATGACGTTTCCTTATTGGCTTCCTTCCTTGCGGCGGTAACTTTCTCAGTCGCAGCATACAAATCCTGAAGCGATTTCCTTTGCTTATCATTGGTGATATGGGCGTCGTCAGCGTCATACTGAGCCTGCAATCTCGCCCTGGCCTCACCTTCCAGTTTTGAGAGCGCAAGGCGGCGCTCTGCGTTCTGGATTAATTTTTTTGCTTCCGGCGACTCTTCAGGTTCTACGGGCTGATCTTTCCCGACGCTCGCAGCTTTTTTGTTGAGCGTGTCCAGCACCTGAATGGTGGACGCCATCGCAGATATGGCAGCTTCACTCGCCCCTGGTATTTTGTTGCGCAGGTTATTGGCAAGAATGTTGAATGCCTCTTCGGATTCTCTCGCCTTTTGATTTAACTGTTCCTGAATAAGTGATTGCTGTTCGGTGGTGCGGTTTAGTTTATCAGTGGCATCACTGACATCCCTTTTTCTTTGGTTTAATGTTTGCAGCCATTCGTTGGCCTTTTTTACATAACCGTTGTTTTTATCCTGTTCCACCCCGAATTGTTTTGCCAGGCCATTGTATTTGTCATATTCAGCCTGGGCATCACTTACTGAATCATTCAGGTCATCGATATGATCCTTTTGCGACTCAATGGATTTCGCTATATCAGCAAGAGTGCCTGTGAGTTGCGTCTGGTTCATCTCTTTCATTTTGGCGATAACGCCATCAAGAGAATCTGCGTAACTGATCGCCTCTTCTTTGGCCTGTTTAGCGCTCTGCCACCAGTAAATCAGCGCTGAGGCAGCAATCATTATAATGCCAGCAGGCCCACCAAGGAGAGACATCGCCCCACGAAGCAGACCCATACCCACAGATGCAGCTCTCGCAGCAGTCGCTGCTTTTGCTGTAGCTGCTGCCTGCGCTGATTCAGCCTGCGCCAGAGCCAGAGAGGCTGCACGCGCTCTTGATTTTTCTGCCGTTAAAGCAGTAAGAGCCGTCATTTCGGCATTACTGCCTTTTGCCACATTATATTCAGCCTGCGCCAGCGCGACGGCAGAAAGAGCGGCCTCTTTGTCAGCAACCGCCTTTCTTCTTGTTGCATTCGCTGCAACCAAAGCCGCCTGCGCAGCCTGGCTTTCTGCTGTAACCATCTGCCGCGTTGCGGATACCGATTGAACTTTGCTCGCAATAGCTGTGTTTAACGCTCCCGCATACCGGCCAGCCATTACCAGAGCAAATGCCTTGGCAGCAATGGTGGTGGTGTCAATTAGACCAGCCATGCTTTCTGAGTCGCGACCAAACTCAAGGATGACATCAGCGGCACTAATCAGACCGTTGGTGAACGTCTGGAGGACACTAGTTTGCCCCTCAAACGATACCAGTAGTTCAGTGATGGCCGTCTTAATCCTTACACCTGCGTCCGTCAGGTTGTTGGACATGCCTTTAGCCGCTGACGCATTGGAATCAAGCGATGCCTTCAACCCTTCTGTAAGCTGCGATGCCGTCAGCTTGCCAGCAGAACCAAGCGCCCTGATTTCCGCCGTGGTTTTACCGCTGGCGGTAGCAATATCACCGATAACGGACGGGATGGCAGCGATTATTGTTTCCCACGAATCAGCCTCAACCTTGCCCTTGTTGATGGATTTAGAAAACGCACTAATTGCATTATTAGCCCGATCTGCACTTGTTGCGTTCTTAACAAATGCAAAAGACATCGAGTCCTGAACGTCTATCGCCTCCTGGGTTGAATACCCCATACTGCGGAGGCTATCAGCAGTTGTGATATACAACTCCTGCGCTTCAGACAGTGATCGGTAGGTATCGTTAGCCGTATTCAGAAGACGCTTCTGTACACTCTGAAACTCTTCCTGGCTGGAGGTGACCATCTGCACCCGCTCTGACATCTCCTGATAGCTCTGCACCATCCGAGCCATTTCACGGAGAGTGCCAGCAGCAATAACCAGCTTGAGTGTCGATGCAAGTTTTGTTAATCCCGTATTAAGGGCATCAGCAGATTTATCGGCCTTTTTGAATCCTGACTCCATGCTGTTGGTGACATTAACCACCTGCTTATCAGCACGCAGCAACTGTGCCGTATCGGCCTTAATCACATATTCAATATCGCCGACGTTCTGGGTCATTTCACTTTCTCCGGGCAATAAAAAAACCCCGCCGTAGCGAGGTTTATTAATTAATTGTAAACTAGACGCCGTCTTGTCCGCATGTGCTTAGATAAGATTTCATTTCTATTTCGCTGGGTTCAGAAAATACCTTCTTGTCATACACTGTATAGGTTACGCCTTTAGAGAATATACCCTTTGACTTCATGCTTATTGCTATGAAGAAAGGTGAATATCCGGCATATGCTCCATAACTGTTTTTGGCATTAACGTTACCGCATACGAATCCACCAACAAGACCATCTTTCTCGCCCTCCTTGATGAAGCGCATATATCTGAACTTTGCGCTCTCAGGGTCTTTCATATCGGCTGACACTTCTTTTTGCGCTAACTCTATGGCCTTGTCGGCGCCAGGCTTACAACCAGTTAAAGCAATAAGTGCCAAAAACAGAAGATACTTATTCATATCCTTATTCCCATCAGTATAGAATCGGACTAATCCTAGCAGGGATCGGCGAAACGACAAAACCCGCAGTTAAGCGGGTTTGTATTATGTGAATCTGGTTTACAGCCTGACGCTATGACACGCCTTGTCCCTCAATCCTGTATAGGCGGCGATTTCTTTCAGCGCCCAGCTTTGTTCCGCCATGATGGTACGCAGGGCTTTTATCTCAGTCCTTGCCGCCTCAACGTCATAACCGGCTTTTGTCAGGGTATCAAGCAAGCGATAAGCCGGGCTGCAATCGACAAGAACGTTCCGGTCAAGAGACACTGTGTCTCCGCTCTGCTGGCGAATAATTGCATAAGGCGCGTTTTCTGCGAACCAGGACATCGGGAAACTGATATCCAGTTTCGGCGCAGGTAGTTCTTCCTGTTTGCCAAGGAATTCACCTTCAAGCACCACACGATGAATGTACTCTACGGCCATCGGGATTTGTTCGAGTGAAAGCTCATCAATACTATCAATGTTAAAGCGCTGATGAACCATAGTGTATGCATCGTCATAGCGGAGTCCCTTCTTTCCTACCAACATGTTCACTGCGTCACGGAGCGGTGTGCGTTCGTTGACTGTGGTTTTTTTACCCTTAGTGTATTCGCCATGTTTGCGGATCGAAGGCAGAACTTCAGCAGTTACCCATTTACGGAACTGGTGAGGTACTGAACCTTTATTGACAGCATCACGGCAGCGAAGAACCAATGTGTACATGCCAGATTCACTGACAATATTACCTTCTTCATTTCCTCGGCTTAAGCCCTGAATTGAAGTTAGGGCTTTTTCATCTTCATCTAAGTTCTTGATTGCTTTAGTAGGATTCCCGATTTGCAGCGCCTTGCAGACATCAACAGCAACAAACCACGGATCACCGTTGCGGTCGATAACACGAATGTTGTTTTCACCGAATTTGAAGATAGTGAAATCTGCATTTGCTTTTGCTAAACTATTCATTGTTAGTTCCTTGGTAGTTACTGACAAATTAGAAACCTCGTTGGTTGCCGCCTTCGGGGTTTCGTCGCTTTTACTGCCCATTCAACAATCCTTCCTCTCTTAGGCTTTTTTCAAGCCGCTTGATGACCTCACCATTAAGTGAGCGGCACTCTTTGCTTGCTGCTGACTTAAGGGCATCCTTCAACCATTCAGGAAATCTAATCCCTGTTGGCGGGATGTTTCTAGCGTTTTCCATTTAGTCTCCTTGGTTACATCATGAAGTCATTTAAATACTACATCATGTAGCTATCGCGTCAACTATTTTTTAACTACATTATGTAGCTATGTTTTTTTGCATGAGGAATCACGTATGAAAGGCGCAAGTCTGATTGCACCGTTCGGTCTAAGAATGCCGGAGTCGCTAAAGAATAAAATTGCAGATAGAGCTAAAGCCAATGGACGCTCAATGAATGCTGAGATCGTGCAGATACTCCAAGAAACAATAGATACCGATAGAGCGATTGCCGAAAGCGATTTAGTAGACTTCGACTCAACTCAAGCCGCATTTAATGCCGCAGCGACAGCAGAAGATAAAGAGAAATTCCTCAGTGATCTTGCGAAAAAAGACCCGTTCACAGCAGACATACTGCGTGAGGGGGAAGAGCACGCCAGGAGGCTTGCTGCGATACTTGGTCGTCGCATGGGGTATCTGGACGACGAGAAATAAAAAGCCCACCTAACTGTTAAAGAGCACCTACTGGTGTGATTAAATCTCATGATAAATAACGTGTAAAGGCATGAAATATCAGTAAATTAGGTGTGTTTTCTTACGAATAGATATGAATAGATATGGGGATGTGATGCTTACACAACTTTACAATTAAGCATAAGCCCACCTGAGTGGGCTTGAGTCTTTACTCCAGAAACCTAGTTCCTGTCACAAAATCATCGCTACCAACTCGGTGGCTGCCGTAAACGGCATCGTACCCAACACCAAGATCAGCAGCTTTCGTTTCAGCTACATCTTTTGTGGCGTATACACCGACAAGGTGCCAGGGAGAGCCGCGCACAACGCCCCACCCCAAGACCCAGCCTTTGTTATCCGGGTCAGCTTTTAGTCCATCTGCTACAAACATGCATATCTCCTTGGTTAACCAGATTGCATGTTATTTCTCCGCTGATGGGTAAGGCAAGGATCAATGGCTCAGCACAGAGTTGCAGTCACATTTAAGCCTGGGATATCACCTTTAGTGAACCGACACCACACAGGGCCACCATTAGCGCTTACATCGTAATTACGGATGAACACATCAGAAATTTTCCCTGATAAAGAGTCTTCAACCAGTACGCGATCACCCTGCAACACCTGAAACTCAGCATTATTGAGAACAATGCCACTGGATGAGAATTCAACTTTTACTCGCTTCATTTGTTCGCCTGTAATGTAACCCGGTAACTGAAGTAACTTTTTGCCTGAGAATAGCCTTCTCACGCACTCAGATGTCCATCTTGACAGCATATCTTACCCTTTTGTCAGTGCGGACCATTCCGTTGCGCGTCGATCGCCAGCATTTGTTCGGCCCAGTCCATGACCTCGTCGTATTTCTCCTGAGTCGGCACTTTTGCTTTTTCCTTCTGCGGGAATTTGGCATTCATGGCGGCGCGGAAACTGGTCATTGTCATGTTCCAGGCGTCTGACTCGCTCATGCCGAGATGAGCAACGGCGGTGTAGACGAATGACCGGACATCGAATTTGTCACTGTATTCGCCCTTCTTGCCCTCAAACTCTTCCGGTGGCTGGTCGCCCATTACTCCATGCAGAATCAGGTGGCGGGCAAGTTGGATAACATCCTCAATCGGAATGGCTCCCGGCTTGAACAGCAGCCGCCCTGCCGCGTTCATCGAGTACGAACCGATCACCTCTGCAACATCACCTTCCGAGCAATGCCGGACTACGCTGGCGGCCGACGCTGCCATTTCAGCAAAGCAGCGAGCGTTGACAGCCTTCAGAGTCTGGATATCAGCGATGCGGTGTTTCGGATAATGCCCGGCATGAACCTTCACGAAAGCATCAACGATCTGCTCCGGCGACCCGATGCGAGACATGGCGAGGAATGACGGGTTGAGAAATATCTCTTTGCTACCAGCCCGAATGACAGCCTGGCCGATATCGGTTATTGCTTTCATGAAGCCTCTCAAAGAAAAAGGGGCTTCCGCCCCTCATGCTTATTCTGCGTTGACGATAACCGTCGCCGCGCCGGATGTCAGACTGCCAGCGGTGGTCGAAGTGATCTGACAGGTATAAGCCCCGGCATCATCTTCTGTAACACTCGCTTTGGTGTAAGTGGAAGACGTGGCGCCACTGATATCTTCTCCATCATGCTTCCACTGGTAAGCCAGCATTGAACCATCAGAAACCGTTGCGGATACTGACAGATTCAGCGCATCACCAACGGTCAGCGTGCGGTTCTGCGGCTGGGCTGTGATAGTAATGACCGCACCAACGTCGCGCACGTCAACCTGACCTGCGCTGGACGCTTCGATAGACCAGGTGGCAACGTCGTCGTGCGGCGCTTCATCGCCCCATGACGTCACCATGAACGGACCTTCGGTGATATCGTTAGGAGAGATGATTTTGAACCATACATACGGCTGGTTGCTGGTCTCTGCCGGCGGGTTGTAGACGTGACGCTTAAGCGCGTTCTGCGCATAAACATCCTCTTTGCGGGTCACGCCGTCACCAGAGAACGAAATGTTCTTGTAAGTAACGAGGTTTTCCTGCGTGAATGCGGCGCTCATGTCGCCAGTTGCATCTGCGGTTTCCCACTCAGCATTTACTGTTTTGCCGCGCATCATACCTAAGCGATTGTATGCGCTGGCGGCTGGTTGTACTTCCGGGCAGCTAATAGCGTAATAAACGACGACGTCACGCCCGGTGAATGCACCTGATTCGCATCCGGCCATAATTAATTATCTCCGTGTTATCTGGAAATGATGGTTTGAAAGGAAATATCGAAGAGGTAACGACCTTCTTCGGTCTGGATGGCGGTGATGCCGCCGATTGGCTGCATCGAGATGATGCACTCAGTTTTGTAGTCGTCGATCATCGCCTGGCGGATGGCGTCGGCGCGGTCTTCAACCTGGTTGATATTGCTGTCGTTCTGGCCTGACAGGAGAAGGATTCGGAAATAATCGCGGGTTATCGCCTCTTCTGGCTTACCGCCGCCATTCTGCTGAATGACAAGGTATCTTTCCCCCTCGGTATTCTCCAGCTCATTCCAGAAACGCTTCTGAACGCGATAACCAACATCAAAGCCATGCGACTGCAACCACGCCCTTAGTGAGTCATACACCTCGTTACGTGTCATACTTTGTACCCTTGCTTGATGATGGCCTTTATCTCGTTGAGACCGTCACGCTCAAAGCCTTTACGAAGGAAGTCCGGCTCGCCACTCGGATCCCAGTAATTGCCGCTGCCGTCTGGTCTGGGTTTACCCTTTAGAGTCCCCGGCGCGGCATTAACTGCGGCGGCGTAGTTCGCTGTATACCCAACCCGCCCAATCATTCCTGATGGTAATGGTTCGAGTTTTTTGTATTGGCTATTGATCAAGGTTGATGACCTGACCGGAGTAATCAACGCCGCATGGTTGGCCCCGGCGTTCATGACCTCATACAGAACCTTCTCCGTTCGGATGCCAGCGATATCGCTCAGCACCTTGCGGGTGTTCATCTGAACACGCTTGATACCTTTAACGGGCATGATCGCCTCACGTCAGAATTTTGTAGTCTGGTTCTTCTTCGAAGAATGACATATCCCATTCCGTCACCGCTTTGATGACGTTTGCACCAGATTTCAGCGGATCGGTCTGCGCCGTTGTGTCACCTCTTGCGATGTACCAGTCGCGCTTCGGCATGGTGGCATCAACGCCGTTACGCTTAAGCTCCGTGAAGAAAATCAGATTCGTGGTGAACTCTTTCCCACTGGCATCTACCGCAACTTCATTGTTTGCCGTCCAGGTGCAGTCAATCAGGTAGGGAGTTCCGTTTGTCCAGGTGCTGTTCCAGTCGTCGTAGACGCGCGGGTAGATGGTCGCAACGTTGGTGTAACTCCAGCGTGCTGTTTCAGACATTGCCATCCTCCCACCGGATCACCTCCGGGTTCTCCGCTGCAACCTTCCGGCACAACAGATACCAGTCACCGTTGCTTTTGACATAGCCGGTAACGCGCTTACCACTGTCGGTCATCACCCAGACTTTGACGAACGGCTCAGGCAATCGCTGCTTAACCGATACCCATGCCATTACTTGCTCCCGCACATGCAGCCACCTCGGCCAATCCAGATACCAGCAAACGCTGTATTGGTCGGGTCTGGAGGGATGAGGTCATTAGCGCAACCGTATTTGTCAGCGCCACGCAACAATGCCAGCGCCCCTTTCCAGCGGTCAGTGAACGACTGATACCGGAACGAGCGAGATGCCCCGCTTGGCGCCGTCTGACTGGAGATGTATTTATCCCCCTGCCCTAGCCCCATAAGCGCCAGCAGATAGAGCTGAATCAGCAGCGCTGTTGATGCCGGATAATGCGCACCGAGACATTCCTGAATGCTGTTGGCCTGGTCTACGAGAGCCTGAAGAACAAAATCGGGAATGGTAATTCCCTGGCTCTCCAGATACTCCTTCGCCTGTTCGAGAGTTACCATTATCGACTCCGTGAAATACCCCGCCGGAGCGGGGCATAAAAAAACCGCCGGAGCGGCGGCTGTTATTCAGCAGGGAAAAGCTTTTCGAGTTCACCATCAGGCAACAATTCACCGAGCTTTTCAGCCCCGAGATTGCCTTTAAACTCGATACCCAGCTCCGTCAGGCGCGCTGCGATAATCTCTTTTCGGGATTTCACATCCGTGCCAGCCTCTGGCGTCGCCGGTGTTAATGCCGCATCAGAGAGTTTCATAACATGAGGCTTCAGCGCAGGATGCAGTTTCTCAATTTCAACCACATCACCGACGTTCACTCCATGCCACGCTCTGGTTACCTGGTATTTAGCCATGTTGTTCTCCTTATGCCAGATTCGCACCGTACAGCACGCCAGAGCGACCTTCGTCATCACGTTTAATCTGCAAACCTTCAGCAGACATGATCTGGAAGTTGTAGTTGCTCTGAGGCATAGGACGCGGCAACGGAACAACACCAACGGCCATGCCAACCAGCGGGGAGATCACATCTTTGCGGCGCTCATAAGCCAGGAACTCGTTACCGCTCAGCGCATAAGTCTGGCGGATATCTTCCACAGGAATGAACTTACGAATAGCATCCAGAACTGAACCGCTGATGATCGCGTTGGTACCGTCACCCACTTCAATAGTGTATGGCTTGGATAGGTTCGCCATGATTTCAGGAGACAGCCACAAAACGTCATAGGCCGTAACCTGGTTGGCGCGGGCAGTCACACCAAATGCACCGGTCGGGCCAAAGAAGGCCAGCGCCTGTGCCGGGGTTGCAGTGGTCAGGTCGATGTTAGCGCCACCCGCGCCAGAGCCAAGGTTGATTTTGGCGGTGTTGCGGTGGTTGCGAAGGCCCTGTGCCGGGTAGTTCTGAACCTGAATTGTCGGATTACCATCCAGATAACCAGTCACGCGGCGTTTATGGAACTTACGGGTTTTGGCTGTCTGCGAATCCAGCACCAGATCAATGCCGACGGTATTCAGTCCTGCGGCAAGACGCCAGTTAACACCGAAGCCAGCGGTATAAATCGGAACCGGGTCACCATCACTACCGTAATCAGTGTGGTCAAAGGAATACGGCGCCTGACCGTCAAGACTCACAGAGACATCATCAGCAATATCGCCAATCGTGTTGTAAAGTTTGGCAGTCTTGCCGATCGGCAGAACGGTTTGTACAGCCATCAGGTCGTTGACAATTTCCATGCCGATCACCTGATCGCGAGACTGGACGATTTCGCGGTCAATTTCAGCCCAGAATTCACGACCAAGGCCATCACCGGCCAGCGCATTGGCCGCCAGCGTTTCTGCATCCATCGCGCCACGGTACTGGTTAACCATGATGTTATGCGCGGTATCCCAGATGTTGCGCTGCGCCCACAGAGAGTTCCAGTGAAGGCGCAGGCGGCTATTCGTGGCAAGCGTTTCTTTAGTGAAGTACATTCATATTCTCCTTTTACTCGCCGCCGCCAGTTGACGGGGCTACAGTGCCTACGCGGAAGCGCACGCGGATAAAGTCGGTAGCGCCGGCAGCGATAGTTGCATCGTCCTGGCTATAGCCAAGAACGGTGTCGGTGTCAGAGTCGGCAATCGCCCCCTGACCATTTGCGCCCAACTTGATCGGGGCGTCTTTGGCGTAAGTGCCCGCAGGACACAGAATTGCCAGTTCGCGGCCTTCTTCCACGTAGTTACCAGATGTGGAGTGACCAGCAGGGATAGAGTCAGTAATACCCAGCCCTTCGCTGAATGCAGGGTCGAGCACATACAGGCGACCAACCGTTGTTGCGGCTACTGCAAACTCATTGTCACCGTTGATGGTAACGAAAGTTCCCGGCAATGACGCGGCGGCCACTTTACGGGTTTCGGTCTTGTACAGAGACTGACCGTCGATATTAACGCGACGATAACGTGCCATTAGTCTGGCTCCTTATTTGAAGTATTCGTCAGGGTTCGGCGCACCGGTTTCTTTCTGCTGCTGCGCAGAGTTACCAGCAAGCGGTGCGGATTCACCGATTGTTTTAAACATCGCATCCAGCGCTTCGCCAGACAGGGCGTTAGCCACAATCTCGCCGTGAACTTTCGCCACCGCTTCACGCTTCGTTTTCTCTTCGGCGCGGGAGTTGGCGGTCAGGGTTTCGGTCAGCTTGTCCTGATTGGCCTGTAACGCATCAACCTTTTCCGCGAGAGGCTTGATCGCCTTTTCGGTATTGGTGGCGACGGCCTCGCTAACCATGCTGCCGATTTGTTCCAGTTCTTCTTTGGTTAAAGGCATGTCGCCCTCCGTTTTGTGGTTTGGTGCAGGCTGTTCCTGCGGTGTGAATAGAGCTTTTAATTTGTTAGCGACGACAGCCACCCACGACTCCTGGCGTGCTACTGCGGTGCCGGTATCATCGAAGGTGATAACGCCGCCCTCAGACTTGTAGCCAAACACTTCAGCGGTGCCGCCGTTACGGATGATTACCGCTTGCGAGTCAGTGAAGTCAGCAATCCAGGCGTATTCATTCTGCCCCGGCGCAAACTTCGCTTTTGCTGCTCGATCGAGGCGTTGTTCGCGCTCCCGGTAGGATTCACCCACCAGCGCGCCAGAGTTCGCCTTAAGAGGCTGCGCCAGATCGGCGTTAACCATCAGGCCGACGCCCTGCTCAGGGGTGGCGGCTCCAACTTCATGAAGCAGAATCGCGTCATGGTCCATGCCGTAAATTTTTGCGACCCATTCAGCGCCAGTTGCTTTCTGCTCTTCGTTTGCTTCCAGTTCCTCCAGGAATACGGCAACACTGGTATGAATTGGCGGTACATCCTCGCCTCTCTCCAGTGCTTCAAGACGCTCAAGGAGGCGCTTACCGTCATCGGTACGCTTTGCCACTTCTGTGTCGATCCACTTCTCGACGTAGACGCGGTTGCCGGACTTCTTGACGTTTTTATTCCATGCTCCGACGTAACCCACATTCAGCCCTTCAGGACTAAATGCCGAAACAAACTGACCGTTGACCTGTGGATGCCCAAGCGGTGCCAGCGTCCCCTCCAGGCCACTGTAGTGCTGGTCAATCTCACTGGCCGGATACAGACCGCCGTTCATGACCACGTTCGCCGGGAGGGTGTAGGAAGGAACAATCCAGTGCTCGCGTCCGTTGTGCTGTTCGCGCCGGATGGCCTTACTGTTCACCTTCGAGGTGACATTAACTTGCATTGGCATGAGTTAACCCTTAGCCCATTGGTAGCCACGGGCTTTCATTGCGTTAAATGTTTTCTGAGCTTTATCGATGATGGCGTCGCTTAAAGGCTTGCCGCTTTCATCGACCAGTACCGCGATCGTGGAGCATTTGCAGTTCACGCTGTTTGCATCCTTAGCCCACCACTCCCGCTGCTCTTCTGCGGTGTACAGGTGAGCGTGGCGCGCAGCATGAGTGCTGCGGGTCGTCGGGCTGAGCGCTGATATGTGCATCTGCTTCGTGAGAATGCCATATTGCTCTCTGGCTTCGTCTTCTTCGTCCAGGCGCGCGCGACGCAACGCGGTGGTAATCTCCGTCCGGGCTATTCGATTAGCCCGGCGAGACTCAATACCTGTCTGTTCAGCAAGACGCTTCGCTATCTCCAGCGGGTTCTGTCCGCGCCCCAGCCCATCGGTCAGTATCCGCGCCATGTCTGCTTTCACACTGGCACTGAGGTTCTTCATTTCCTCGAAGGTGCGAGCGCGAACCAGAATCAGTCTGCGGCGGTACGGCTCACTCAGGAGGATTGCCGATACGCTTTCCTGTCCTGCCGCGTACACGGCAGACTGCTGGGACAAGTTAGCGAACTCCTGCGCCGTGCCGCGCTGATAAGCCGGGTTGACGTAATCAGTCCAGAACCAGAACCCAGTCTCGTTATCTGCCCCCAATATCTCATCCACCAGCAATGAGGCATTGCTGAGGAGCATTGATAGCTGGGTGGAGTCGAGTTCGAAGGTGTAGCGCTGGTTTACTGATGGTGATGCAGGAATGCGGTCGAGGATGTCCTTGTAGGCTTTGCCAATGCGCTTCATTCGCCTGGCGAACTCGTTCATTGCTCCGCGCTCAAGGCGGTCAGCGCCTGTCGGGTCTTTAAGGTTTCCGGGTAGTATCGGTGACTTCGCTTTCTTCTTCGCCATCATCTACCTCTGGAAGTGGTTCGGGTGAACCCTCATACCCGGCGGCCACGCGAATCTCTTCGCCAGTAAACACCTGCTCGCCTGTTGCCAGCGATGCGCTGTTTATTTGCGACATCTTCTGCGCAGCATCCAGTTTTTCACTGTCGCTTTGCGCGTTGAGGTCGTCCCATATGACTGTTTTCTGCCCAACCGGGTCGATTATTCCGAGGTCAATCAACTTGTCACAGAAGTCCTCAATCTCGAATGAGAGGTCGCCACGGCGAGACTGGCAGCGAGTATTGAAGTATTTCTGGTCTTCGGTGCTGGAGCGCTCAGCCTGCTGATTACCAACAAGGATGCGCGTCGGGATGTCCACGCCAGCAGCAGCCGTCTGGAGGTTAACGTCGTAGGTTGCCGTTGGGTCTGCCACGGTTGTGACAAGCGGCGTAACTGTCGCCCCCTGAGTGGTCATTAGCACATCGTTACCACGGTTAATTTCCCCGGCGACTTCGTTGAATTTTTCCTGTAATTCATCGATGCTCACGCCATACAGCGATGCCAGATTATTGAAGTCGATTTCCTTTTCGAAGTTAACGTTGAGCTGACGCGCGGCGTTTTTCAGGAATGACTCACCGGAACCACCTTCCACCTTCTCCAGGCTGACAAAGGCGTTATAAGCCGGCTCAAGGAAGCCAATCGCATCATCTGAGTAATCTCCCAGGATGAATACACGGTCAGGATGGATATTGACGCGGCGGGTCGAGCCATTCGGAAGACGCTCGGTGTACTCCCACATTTTCGGTTGACCGTAATTCTTTGAAACCAGTCCGTCATGCCACTCGCTTACTTTCAGCGAGCCAGCCCATGAAATGCTTACTTTCTCCAGACCTCGCCCTTTTGTTGGCTCCAGATTCCACGCTTTATTGTCGCGGATATGAAGGAGAATCCCTGCATAGCGACCAACCAGACGCCGCCGATCGGCATCAAGAAACGCGCGCCACAGTCGATTGGTGAAAACCTGTTTAGCTTTGGACTCCCACTGTGTCTCCTTGCGAGTTTCATCTGACTTCTCACCCTCAATGATTTCAGGGTTTGACTGCCAGCATTTACCAACAAGCTTTTCGACAGCGCCGTGAGCGATACCACCACGACGGTAGAGTTTATACAGATCGTCGAAGGTTAATTCTTCTTTGAAGCCGTATTCGCACCACGCTGAATTACGCTTGGCGTCCAGCCCCATCGAAGGGTTAAGCAACCCCATACGGGCGCGGGCCATCCGCGCATCGTTCAACGCATGGTTGACGGCGAGAGTTAATTTGTCAGTCATGGTTTGTCCGTTTGGTTAGCGAAGGCGTTTAGGAATCATCATGCCGACCCCCTGCTGTTTACGTTTGATATGTCCATCAAGGGAGTAGCGGACTGCATCCCAGGTATGCTCGTCACCATCAGCCAGTTTCGGCAATACCTCGCCAGTGATGCGATCCGTTTTGTACGACCACATGCGGGCCTCTCGCGCCACGTTCTTGCAGCGAGGATGGATAATTATTTCGTCGAAGCCGCGAAGATGCGCGATCCCGTCCTCAACGCTTCCCTGCCATTTTTCGGCAGCCGAGATGTTGAAGCCCTGCCGCTTGAGATAGCTGATTGTCTCTGGTCGTGCCGAGTCAGCTTTAATGGGCCAATCACGCGCACCCGGAATCGTGTCATATAGCTGAGGCATGTGGTCGAGCTCAGTCTGCTGACCGTATGCCTCGTACTCGATGTACAGCCGGTTGTGCAGGATGAACGAACGCACCAAGGTGTTAGGGTCTTTGGCGAAACCGAAGTCAGCACCGAAGAACAGGCGATCGGCCTCTTTCCATAGCTGATCCGAGAACTCAGCAATCCGGTATTTCCCGGCCAGCACCTGCTTATCGGAGTTTTCGAGGTAAGCGCCTTCCCACACCCATGCGTATGTCGCCGGGTCGAGGCGTCGCTGATCGTTCTGTCGCTCACCTTCCAGCACGTCAGGGAACCACGGGTTATCCGTGTAGTTCATTTCAACGGTGATGCAGTCGTCGCCAGCCTCTTTGCGGAAACGCTTGTCCGTGGCGCTACCGTCGCGCTCCGGGTTCCACGTTACCCAAATCTCTGAGCCTTCTTCACGAACTGTCGGGCTCAACTTCTGCCAGGCTATTTCACTGACAGATTCAGCCTCATCAACCCAGCAGAGCAGAATGCGCGCTTTCGACTTGATGCTGTCGAGGTTATGCCGCAGGCCGCAGAACACGTAGTTAACGCTCTTATCGATGGTGCGGATGTACTTCTCGCCGATATCAAAGTTGGAGGCCAGCCATGGGACAGAGAGGATCGCCTGCTTCACCTCCTGCATGCTCGACTCTTCCAGAGAGTTCATGAATTCACGCGCGCAGAGCACTACACCGCTCTCACCGTTCATCATCGACTGATACGCCTTTACGGCAGTCATCAGCGCGAATGTGCGCGTCTTGGCACTACCACGCCCACCATGCGAGCACCGGTAACGCTTATTCACGGCGGTGAACAGTGGCGCAAGCTTAGCGGGGATTGGCAGTTGAACGGCTTCACTCATGCTTTCGGCTCAACGGGGAGTAACTGGATGATGGTCGGCTGCGGAGTCATGCTGCCGTCGGATGATTTGTGGTCGATTTCCTGACTAACCTTGTCGCCGTACTTCTTCGGGTTCATCCGGGCCAGCGCCCATTTGCGAGTGTCGATACGCAGGCGAGCTTTGGCAACAGCCGCTGACTCTTCATCAACTTCGTCGGCAATGTCGAATAACTCTTCGAATACAGCATCGGCTCTTGACTCCATTGACCTCGCGTACTGTTCACGAAAGTCTTCATGTTCACGCAACCAACGCATCACTTTTGTGGTGTTCGGCATGCCTGGACGCTTACACACGGAGCGCAAACTTTCACCAGAAGCGATGAGTGCGCAAATGTCATCAGCCACCTCTGGTAAATAATCAGAAGGGCGGCCAGTTTTCTTTTTGGTCGCCATATTGGAATATCCTGCTAAAAAATGAGTATCCCGCCCGTAGGCATACACAAAACAAATTCTGTTTTATCGAGCATTCTTAGTTGAATGCTCTGTAAAACACTCTCGATTTCTTCTACCCCCGCATCGAGACGGCGAGCAATGAGGGATAAACCAGCGAACCGTCGCCGAAAAAACCCGGTATGCATCGTTATTGATTACCTCCACACACTCGCGCTAAGGAGAGGCCCGTCAGCCAGCGGTCATGGTTAATGTGGAGGTGCCGCGACGATACAGCGCGTGGGATGAATTCTTGTCGCAGCGGTCGCCACCATCTCACGATGTTGCTATGCCACTTCCGTCTGTTCCGGCTGCCAAGATGTGGATCACCTCTTTGGTTGATGCCAATCTATGCTTCTTGTCGGGTAAGCATTATCGAAGCCCCCCAGTGAAGAGCTTCTGTAATGTCGATCAGCCAATCAGCAATTCTGGCTGCGTCACCTGCATAATGTGCTCATGCTCGACCGCCAGAACGCGCTTCTCTTTCTTCCGCTCGTTCATCAACCGGCTGCCGATCGTGCCTTTCAACTTTGATCGCGTTTCTTTGATGGCGTAGCGGTGCTGCATTTCTTCGCCCATAGCCATGCGTCGGCTTAGTTGCTCGGACATCCAATTAAAGGCGGCGATATATTGCTCTTTAATCGCGGTAGCAGTCTTTCCGGTGAAACCCATCACAAGCATCATCCAACCATCTTTCGTGATGTTGTACATCAGGCGCATCTCGCCTTTTTTATCGAGGTATTCAACGGGCTCAAAATTGAGCCGGTTAAAATCAGGGGAACAATCTGACTCCAGCCGCTTGATAGTGCGAAGAACGTTTTTATGCGCCTTGCCGAAATAGCTGGCGATCTTCATGGACGTCGTGATGACCTTTCCGTTAGATGGCAAAACCATTTCGCGGAAGTCGAAGGCCGGAATAACTGACGGATTATTCATAGCGTCTTTACCTTTTAGAAAGTGAGCCTGTCTCACAGAAAAGCCGCCCGAGAGAGGTCGCCACCTATAACGGCTGTTCTCAGGCTCGCTTACTGAAAGGCTCTCGTTGAAATGCGCGTGAGATGCGCGGTGAAATTCGGGTATAAAAAAGCCCCGCTATTGCGAGGCTATTATTTGAGGCACTGCGTGTTGATGTATTCCTGCATGCCGCGAATCATCTTGTCAGCGGTTGCGATTCCGTCCCGGTGATCGAAATAATTCCGTCTAGCGTCTGGAGTAAGTTCGGGGGCTCCTGCATCATCCATGCCGGTGGTGGAGGTGGTTTTTGGCACTCCCGGACAGGTTGCGGCGATGCGCAGCCGTTTAGCGCCAGAATCGACATCCCGACGCAAATCGCTAATGGTCTTTTTCGCATCGGACAATTCCTTCGTGTATTTGGCATCCAGCGCAGCGACATCACGCTGGCGGACCTGCATGTCTTTAATGGTGGCGTTAGCCAGGCTGAGATTCTTGGTGGCCTTATCACGCTGGTCTTTATAGGTGATGGCGTTGTCGCGGTAGTGGTTCACCGCCCAGCCAAGCGACACGATGATGCAGACGACAACAGCAATGATGATTGCGGTTAACCTGCTCATTTCTGGCTCCAGGTGCAAACCTCATACTCAACGTCGCGACGGTTCATCAGGCCTTTCCATTTTTGTCCACCAGCGTATACCCAGCGCTTTAGCTCCGCGCATGCTCCGGCATAGTCCAGGCCGTTTAGTTTTTTCAAAAGCGTGGAGTTTATAGCGGCGGTTTCGCCGACGTTATAGGCCCATGAGTAAATTGCTGCTCGCTGCGTTTCGGTGGTGGGAACCTTGATATGCGGATCGATTAGACCGGCAATGCGCTGCATGTCTTTTCTGGTCAGGGCGTCACACTCCTTATCGGAGTAACGCTTGCCCCAGATTATGTCTGGGCCAGTGTGACCATCGCATACAGTGATAACACCAACGATATCCCGGTACGGCGTGTACTCACGCCCCTCAAGGCCAGTCTTCCCGGAAACCATGACGGTAGCGATGCCAATCGCACCAGTACCCAGGGCACCGATAATGCTATTTCTGAGCGCCGGAGACATTGCCATTTAATCTATCCTCGCGCTCTTTGCGCTTGTAGTACCAGTTCACGCCGAAGGTTCCGATAGTGCAGGCGATACCGATAATGATTGCCCAGTCGTTCAGGGAAAGAACGCCACCCATGGTTGTTAAGCCTCCAACCCAATAACTGAGCCATTCTCTGATTTTATCCATGCGTTGCATGCTCTCACCTCGCGTTGTTAGCGGGTGCTGTGTGTGTTTAAAGGGGGTCAGGCTTCACGGGCTGGATTTTCAACAAAGCACGTAGTGATTGATTCCCGTGAGCCTGAAATAAAAAACCCGCTCGCGGCGGGAATATGAGGGTGTGGCAATGTCAGCTCTGCGGCTGAAGATACCCTGGCTGGGTTTTGGCTCGCCTGGCTGGATTCGAACCAGCGACCAACTGCTTAGAAGGCAGATGCTCTTTCCTCTGAGCTACAGGCAAATAAAAAGCCCAAGGCGTTTAACCTCGGGCTTGAATTCTGTTGGTGTTTTTATATCACCTCGCTCTTTCGCCTTCGACGTCCGAGCATATACGAATTATGCATCTTCAAAACTTGTTTTCAAGTCTTTTTTGCAATTTTCTTTGTTTTCGATGCCAAGTTCTGCAATTAACGTGAAGAAGACAGCAGAATTGAACAACTCAATGCACCAACGAACGCGATCTATACATTGCTTTTCAGTCAAAAAGGGAGCGTGATGGTACTGCATCCAACGCGCCATATCGTTAATGGTCTTGCGCCAGGTGTAATAGTCTTTCCCGATCTCGTAGACGATGCTGCTTTTGGTGAAGGATTTTAGGATTACCTGCTCCATGAACTCAGCCTCTTCCTCATCACTGGCTTTCTCCATCAGGTCAGAAAGTGACTTCTTAGGCCAAATGATAGCTTTTGCCTGAGTGATGAGTTGGTCGCCGGAATACCCCATCTTGCGCAGTCCTGCCAGCACCGTAGTGATCCGCTCCTGCTGTTCGCCAGTCCAGCCGGTAAGAATCATCGACCACATTCCAGCACTGTCAGTAAGATGCTCCGTTCCGCTTCCGCCAAACTCTCGGCCCCACATGCCAAGCAGTGAGCGAACCCAGCGGCTTTGCGCAGGAGTGAGACGTCGGTATTTCCCAAGGTACGATCGGCGAGGAACCTTAGCCAATTCTGACCATGCAATATTTTGGTCTGCGCGTTTCATGCGGCTTCTCCTGCGGTCTGTTTTGTTTTTTGCTGTTGCTGGCTGTGCTTTGCTACTGGCGGCAACATGGCGCGCTTGACGCTTTCTGCCTGGTATCTGACAATCTGCTCTCTGGTCATGATGACCTCCGATTCCACGCACGAATCGCATCGCGTTTTGTTGGATATGTGTCGGTTATTGGCTTAATCAGGCACTGCTTGGTCGCGCATCCGGCATAAACACCATCGCCATCGGCAACCAGTTCTGCCTCACCACCACAGAATGGGCAGTTAAGAAGTGAAGCCCAATGCGGAATCTTGAGGTCGTAAATCATGCGGCCTCCCGCTGTTTCAGTGCGCGAAGGTCTGCCCGGGCCTTAGCGCGGATGCCGTCCAGCTCTTCACGGGTGTATCGGTGGGTTTCATTGTTGGATTCCAGCGCCAGTACTCGCTCTACGCCGATCAGCTCGACCAGGGCGGCACGGTACGCCTCGATGTTCCCGGATTTGTGAACGTTGCATGCAGAGCACTGGAGCCAAACATTGTCTGGATTGAATCTCAGTTGCGGCGCGGCGGCCGTGGTACGGTAATGTCCGGCATGCCATGCAAAGGCGGTTTTAGTTCCGCAGGAAATGCAACCATGCCCAGCAGCCAGCAGCATCTCTCGCCGCCAGTCATTGAATGCGCGTTGAGTCATCTGTACCCAGTGACGCAACGGCTTAACCTCTTTACGGCGTTCAGCAAGACGCTTGCGATCGGCTTTCTCGGCTTCGTGTTTTTCCTTGATGCGCTTCGCAGCGGCTTTCACCTTCTCTCTTGTACGGAGTTCCATTGCGTAGATAGCGCCATGCTCAGGACAGCACCAGCGAATGTTGTCGTATGCCGGGATGAACCACTCATTGCATACTTTGCACTTACGGCGGGATGGTTTACGCATGGGATTCACCCCACTGTTTCGCCCATTCGATTTCAAGGCGGGATTTCTCGCTGAACTTCACGCCCTGCTGCGTACCGAACCAGTAGATAGCCTCGATGACTTCAACCATCTGCCGAACGGTCATCTTGCTTGTACGCTGACCGAACATCACAACGCCGCCGTCCAGACCAGGAGCCATTCTCTGCTCTTGTTTTTTAGCCTTGGCGACCATAGCGGTGATCAGGTCTTTCCAGTCGTCAGAGTCGTACTTATTGCCGAACCATGTTACCTGGTCAGACAGGTCTTTCAGTAGCGGCCACATCTTGCGGTTTTGGTCCAGAGTGCGCGTCATCTCCTTGATATCGAGAACCAGTGGGCGCTTGGCGTCCACCGGTAGCTCCCGGATGAAGTTGATAGCGTTTTGCTTGATAGCGTCGTTGACGAGGTGGAATTGCTGCTTCATACGCCACCCCCGAGAGGTAACGCAGAATGCAGAAAATCGCAGGTGCATTTCTGCATCTGTGACAAAGTGAAGAGTTCAGATTGTGGTCGCATTTAAGTCCCCTTAAATGCGCAGAAGTCACCGGAGTTGTTCAGGCTCCGATGACTTAATTATGGCTGGATGATTTCAGAAAATCAAAAGCAAATTACCTTATTTACCCCAATCGTTAACCTTAGCGCAGATGTAATCTGGATCCTCTTTCACGCTAAACCACTGCCCGTCAGACAGGCGAATTGATGTTTGGCTATCTACGCGATTGAACCGAATAATGTGCTCTGAGTTGATGTACACGGGAGTGTCGTTGACATCAGTTAATGCAAGAATCATTGGGTCTCCTTTTGTGCTTATTTACATATCAAATTTCTTTAAATTATCGACATATAAATAAAATATTTTAACTTAATAATGCGAAAAATTGATTTGCATCACGCCTCCTGCTGCGGTGCTGCTGGCAGCGGCATCCAGTGGGTTATTTCTCCGTGGATGAATTGATTTGCCGAGAAGCCACCAAAGAAACAGTTGACCTCCAACACTCGCTTTCCATCCCAGCCAAAATACACACCGTTGCTTTCCGGCACCCGCTCGCTTACCGGAATCCATCTATCCGGAATCACCGGAGAGTTGCCAATAACAGCATCCTGAAAGCGTTCAAGCTCCACATACTCCTGACATGACCACCCGCCATCAATGAAATCGCGAGCTTCAACAGCGTCGAAAGTGAATGATGTTTCACCGCCAGTTGGTGAGGTTAAACCGTAAAGGTCTGCCACTGGCTTAAACTGAGTCGATGGAATATTTTCAGGAATATTTTGTGGTGCGTTTTGTGGCTGCGGTGCTGCTAACGCGTCACGCATAAAACGAACCAGAGAGGCGTTTCTGTTTATCGGCACGAGTTGCTCCGGGTAATCATCAAGAAGCTGGAGGAAACTTTCTACCGAGTCCCTTAATTCTGAATCAGGGTATACCAGAGAATTGCCAGCCTCCTTGATGTGAAGACGCGGCTCACCGTCTTTCGGTTCCGGCCACTGTCGCGCCATATTCACCTTCAGCTTTTCTTCCATCGCTGCTGTTATTTCACCGTCACTGATACCGGCGCGGCGCTGGGCGTCCCATAACAGGAACTGCATATCAGCCCACTCGCTGAGGTCGTCAGGTTCGGCTGCGGCTTCCAGCGCTTCTTTGCTGAGGTGCTTAAGTGGCCCAATCGGGCCAACATTGCCGAACGTCTTATCTGACCATTCAGCATGGCGCCGCCGGATTAAATTGCGCAGTTGAAGCGATGATCCAGTTTCTTCTGGCAACTTGTAAGCCTCTATTACAGGTTCATCATTCTGAGCATCATGCAGAGCGTAAAAGACTTTATTACGCAATTCGTTGAACTCGTCCGTGTGTGTATCGCTGACTATGTAAGGCGGCGTCAGCATGTTGAGAATCATGGAAAACTCACGCTCTGATAACTGGATAGTTTTCACGATTTACCTCCGTTAAGCATGGTAGCGCGGCAGGCGTTCCACGAGTCAGCCGCAGCATTACGCTCATCCTCATCCCATTGAAAAGTAACATTTCTAACGCGGGCGCTCGCCAGCATCTCAATATTTTTCGGTGTTGCTTCTTCCGGCACTACCGGTGTTGGCTGCGGCAACATGGCTTTGAATGCTTCGATATTGGCGTCATGCTCTGCTCGCTGTTCCGGAGTCATAGCTTCCAGCTCAGCGTAGTAGTCAGCACGACGGCGCAGTGCGTCCAGCACACACTGAGTGCGCACACCTTTACCGAATTTAAGACCCGGCTCCAGATGCACAGGACATGGAAGAGTTTCCGGCACTACCGGCGCTGTCGGGCTACCCAGCTTGGCCCGGGCCTGCCATGCTAACCATGCAGCGTTTTTCGCACCAACCCCAGCGATGGGGAGATTTTCGTCGTTATTCCACGCGTTGAATGCCGCGCGCTCGTCTATTGATACCGGTGCGGGCGGGACGGCATATAAGCGGGTTCCGTCCCTGAAGTTTTCCCAGTCAGCCTGACCATCAGCGGCTATGCACACCACCCTCGCATCAGGATGACGGCCGCAATCGTCATATTCGCCGAGGACAACCTCGCCAACAGGCTCTGCCTTCCGCATTTCAAGCAATTCATCAAACGCTTTCACAGCGTCAGCGATGATGTAATCCATACTTCCGCCATTTGAGTATTTGAGATTGCGATATAACACGTCGCGAACGTGAGTAAGGCGCTCGGTCGTAAGCGGGCCGTTGGCCGGATGATTCTCGCCGAGGCCTGTTAGTTTGTTATTGGTAATAGTGGTCATGGGTTAGTCCTTTGGCGTACATGCGCCACGAAGAGTTATTTCACCGTCGTTTATCTTTTTAACTTCAGCAAAGGCTGCGCGACACGCTGATTCTGAGTTAAATTCCTGAGCGGCGATTGAGGGGCTATTCCAGTTGTAGCCGCCAAGCATCCAGATAATTAATACCCACATAACTCACTCCCCCTCACCGATGCCAGCGACGCTAAGTTTGGTATTCACATCGCCTTCAAAAATAGGCAGCACACCAATAGCAGCAGCCCAGTTTTTAGCTAACTCAGGGTCTGATGTCTCATCGGTATAATCCGATGCTCGCCATCCAATCAGCCGTTTCTGACCAGAAGGCTCAGAAATCCGTTTCTCTGCGGCATCAATGATCCCCTCCAGGCGGCGGTTTCGGCTTTCGAGTGTTTTGATTTGCTCTTTATCGGATTCCAGCTCATCCAGCAGCGCCAGAACGGTTAAAGGAGTGGCGGTGGCAGCGAATCTCTTATTGGCCTCGATGCCTTTCGTGTAACGCTTGATGATGCCCAGCTCGTGTGCGTCAGTTGCCAATTGGCGTAGCGCCTGTTTGTCGATGTTGCTCATGCTGCACTCTCCTGTTTTTGCTGTGCTGCCGGGTTAATCCAGAGGCATTCGGTACGTTGTACTGAGCCTGAATGACCATTTGCCGCCGTGGTGCGGGTGACGCGCAACCAGCCCGCCAGCGCATCGTTATAAAGTTTGCTGTCATAGCCGCAAACGATGACCATCCCCTGTAAACACTTCAGCGCGTCGAGTAGTTCTACATGCTCGTCGTTCGTCATTTCGAAGCGGTATGCGCTTGTTTTTGTTGAACCTGTCCGGGTGCCATGGACATACGGCGGATCAACAAAGTGGAGCGTTGTCGGCGTGTCATGGTCCTGCATACACTGAATAGCCGGTCGGTTCTCAACGAGGACGCCAGAGAACCGACTGGCGACCGCGGCGAGATTATCCGGCTGGCGAGCCCATACACGTTGTGCGGTGCTACTGTTGCGTTTGGTATCGAGACGAAAGCCAGTGCAACCTTTCGTGGCGCCAGCACTCCCGAAGCCCATAGTGGCGCGAACGATAAGACGTCGAGCCTGCTCTACACGATCGTTAGTTGGCTCGTAAGCGTACTGGAACTCAGTTCGGGAATAAGGCGTTAATGCGCATGCTTCGATAAGCGCACGACTGGCAGTAGGATCGCGCAGGACACTGAACAGGTTCACTACATCACCATCAAGATCGTTATATACCTCGGCCTCGCTGGGTTCCTTACGCAGCAGGACGGATGCAGCGCCGCCGAACGGTTCAACATAGCAGCGATGCTCAGGGAAATGACTGGTAATCCACGATGCCAGGCGGAATTTACCGCCGTGGTAGCGAATTGCTGGGTGTTTGATACCAGTGCTCATTGGGCGGCCTCCACTTCAGCTGCCGCTTTTTCCACGGCGCGCCTTACAACTCCATTGATGGTGTAGTGATCTTCAGCCGTAAGCAGATCACCAACTTCATGCTGAACGGAATCGAGAATCTCAAACAGGTAATTTTCAAGGCTACTGAGCATGGCATTTGCTACTAATTCACGGGTTACTTTGCTCATGACTGCACTCCTTTGCGAATGCATTCTGCGAAATACCACGCCTGACCAGCTGCGAATTGGCATTCGTTTTGGCCTGAGCATCCTGGTGAAAGCTCATAATATTTTTTGGCTTGCTCATCCTGTGCTCGGGCAAATTCGTCGAGTGATCTGGCCCGCACTTCAGCCAGGAAAGCGTCGGTGGCCGGGGTTTCTGCATCGAGCAAGAACTGAAATTCATGAAGAGTCTGCCCATCCATAAAATCACCGGAATAAAAATCGACAGTGCCATTGAACTTCTCGTAGACCTTGGATGCCTCGTTGAGTAATTCACGGCCTTTCGCCTTCAGCCCCGCATTCTCCGCAGCCAGCGCATTGCTACGCACCAGTTGCACTTCAAGCTGCGATGCCAGATCGCTCACCAGCGCGGCAGACTCAGCACAATGCAGTTCTTTCGCCAGCTCATGCCCTAACTTCACTAACTCAATGATTTTTGTTTCTACCGTTGATTTCATGCCATCACCCCGTATACGCTTAAAATTCGTTTCATCGCCGGACTCTGGCGACACTCCTGGCAGATCACGTTCGTCTCTGTACGCTGCACCAACTTCGAATTTCCCTTCGGCATAGCCGGGATGGTTTCTGGTGCGTATTTCATGCCGTAGCTGGTCAGTCGATACAGACGCTGGCCGTGTTTACCTTCGAATTCGATCAGGCCGTCTGCAAACAACGTGCTTAACGGGCCGGAAATCTTTTTGGTGGTCATGCCGATCATGCTGGCAATACGAGCACTGTTCAGGCCCGGGTTATTACGCAGGGCTGCAAGAATCTGCTCACGGATTGTTATGGTCATCAGTACCCCCCTTTCTTTTTCGGCTGCTGCTCACGCCCACGGCGTTCTGCGGCGGCGGCCTGCTGGTCTGTGTCGTAAATTGCCCCGTTAATCTGATTGCAATAAACCGTGCCGGTACTGCCGTGGCGGTTGAGTCGCAGGATTAACTCCGTTTCGCCAGGCGGCACGCTGTCATCGAAAGCACCTTCCCGGTGGATGCCAACCCAGTAGTCGCAGTCCTGCTCAATCTGTCCGGTGTCGCGGGAATCGCTCGGTAACGGGCGTTTATTCACTCGCTTCTCCAGTTCGCGGTTCAGTTGGGTCAGAAGAACGACGACGCAATCAAGCTCTTTGGCAAGGTTTTTCAGCCCTTTAGTGATCATCCCGTAGGCCAGGTCGTTACGGTCGGCTTTTTCTGCGGTCATGAGCGTCAGGTAGTCGACCAGAACCATGCCAACAGATCCGCGTTCCCGTTTAATTCGGCGAGATTCGGCCACGATGTGTGAAAGACTGGCGCCCGGCGTGTCGTCGATAAAAAAGTTACCGCTCTCTACCATCTGCATTGCTCTTGCGTTGGCGTGAGCAAATTCAGTGTCACTGTCAGCACCACGATAGAAAATGTCAGTGTTAACACCTGACAGCTGCCCTATCATTCGCTCGAATATCTGCTTGTCAGGCATTTCCAGACTAAACAGAACAGCCGGGAGTTCTTCGTTAAGCGCGCAGTTGATAGCTAACTGGCTGTACAGAGTGGTTTTCCCCATTTTTGGGCGAGCACCGATGACCAGAAGAGAGCCGCGGACAAGGCCTTTTGGCTGCAACAGTGCGTCAAGCGACGCTATTCCAGTAGACAGTCCACGGGAGCGTTGTTTCGGATCAAAACGCATCTCCAGCTCTTCAACCCAGTCCTCCAGAACATCGGATAACGCTCTGGCGCCGCGACGGGAACCCGTTTTCGCATGATCTGACATCTGCGTGAATATCGACTGAATGGCCTCGTACTTCTGCGTGGCCGTCATGCCGTTGCGTGCATAGAGCAACTCCGTAGCTTCGGTCATACGCTGGATACCGTAGCGTTCCATTGCAGCTTCACGAACTGACATGGCATAGGCCACGATGTTTGCAGCGCTCGGCGTGTTCTTGGCGATTTCAGCAAGGTATGCAAACCCACCTACCTGCACCGTCAGTCCTTTGCTTTCCAGCACGTCGAACAACGTCAGGCCATCAACCGGCTTGTTGTCGCGGAACATTTCACGCATTTCAGCAAACAGAACCTGATGCGCTCGCACGTAGAACGATTCCGGCTTCAGGATGGAAAGCACCTTTTGCACTCGCTCACTGCTGTCGTCATCCAGCAGCAGCCCGCCAATTACGCTCTGCTCTGCTTCGAGGTTATGAGGTATGGTCATGATTTCAGAGGTCATCGCATGCCCCCTCGCGTGTCCTGGCGTACACATCCACGTTCAGGAAATATTCGAGAGATTTGCGGCGCCATGTGCGACCGCTGCGCTGGTCTGGACGGTTCTCCAGCATCCAGCGGCAATTGGTGGCGATGTAGTTCAGATATGCTTCCCAGTCCGCCAGGTTGAATCCTGAGCCGCCGACCTGGCGGTTGGCAGCAGCAGCTTTTTTCCAGAAGGTGCGGATCATGCTACGGCGCTTGTCAGTCAGGATTCGTATGCCCTGAGCTTCAGGCAGTATGCGATGATAAACCTCGACTACCTGCTCACAACTGAGAGACGGTTTTTTCTGCTCTGATTTTTGTGTTTCTGATGCACTCTCTTCTACGTTAGTAGAAGAGATATTATTAACTTCTTTATCTGTGGTAATTTGCTGGTAATCTGCTGGTACACTATTCGACACAGGCTGCGCCACATCTGGCTTTGCGCTGGTAATCTGCTGGTAATCTGCTGGTACACTATTCGACTGATAATCGTCATATTTCACGATGGTAAAAACAGAGAATTTACCGTGTGAAATCCAGCTAACCATTCCAAGTTTCTGGAACTTCCTGAGCAGATACTGAACGCGATCGGGCTTTAATCCGGTTTCAAATGCAAGTGAATTTCGCCCACTAAGCAACTGCCCACGACCTACCACCTTTTCGCCAAGGTCAGTTAGGACTACCTCCGGGGCATGTTTGGCTTTGAGTATCAGGTGAACCCATAGATGCGACGCCTCAGCGTCCTTGTAGAACGGCACATCCATAATTTTACGGTGCAGCAAGGCAAACCCCTTACCGTCATTCGTGCGCGGTTTCTGGAGCCTTCTGGCCTCTCTGGCTTCGGCTAAATTGGATACGTTACTCACGGCCACTCTCCTTGCGTTTCAGTTCTTCCAGGATGGCGCGCATCTTCTCTGCCACAATCGGATTAACCGAGCGGATGAAGCGGTCGCGGGTTATGTTTTTATGTACAGCGGTATGGTAATAGCGTGGATTTTTTGCCATTATTCCTCCTGCAACTACTGTCGTTTTTGCACCTGAAAGCCGTTGGTGTTCCAGCACCGCGGCTTTCACCATTTCAGAGCAGACCTGGCTGCTGCACACGCTTAACGCGCTTTTTTTCGAACTTGTCTGACGGGACCTGTTGCTTCTCGGCCCAAAGCTTTGCGTGTCGTAACACGTCATCGAAAATCCTCCCCTTTTTGCTTGCCTGACTCATTCGCTTGTACATATCGACGGCCTGAAATGCCCCCCCCTGAGCCACCGCTACGGTGAATCCCTGTTTGATGAGCGCGTCACGGACGTGCTTCTCAATGAACTGGATGTGGTTCATGGCTGCTACGCCTCCATTTGCCCTTCGGTTGAGTCCCGGTTAGAAATCAGGATCGCCAGCAGCAGCGACATGTTCGGCAGCAGACTTTCCCGCCACCGGCTCACTGTTGATTTGTTGACGCCAGCTACCTGGGCGATTGTCGTTGCACCCATCTCGGCGATCTGGCGATGTAGCCAGCTCTCTATCCTTCTGGCCTCCACGTTGTTGCGTGTTGTTGATGTTTCCATTTGTGATAATTCCATTGTTAAAAAGATTTATTGGCTGATTCCTCAGCCAGTTAAATTGGGTTCCAGATTGTTAAAGAGCGTGTGTAGATGCCGCGATTAGGCGGCTGACTGTTCTACGTTCGGGAACAGTTTTGGTAGATCTGGGCGAATCTGGTGAGCTTTAACAGCTTCACCAGTTGCGCTAACGATGCTGTCAACATGCTCAGGAGATACCTTTGCTTTGTTGTGAAGCCACTTGTAAACGGCCTGCTGAGAGACACCGCACGCATCGCCCAGTTTTTTTTGAGAACCGACGAGATCTATCGCGGTTTTAATTACTGGGTTCATAACAACCTCCGTGGTTAACATAAGCAAAGAATAAAACTATGGTTGTATTTAGTCAACAACCATTTTCGTTTGATGACATAAAACCTTGGTTGTACATTTCGCATATGAAAACGACACTTGCAGAAAGACTTAAAGAAGCTCGATTATCTCGGGGCCTTACTCAACAGGGGCTTGCGGATCTGGTCGGCGTGAGCCAAGCGGCTATTCAGAAGATTGAAGGCGGGAAGGCGCACCAAACTACGAAGATTTTGGAAATAGCCAAAGCATTGGGAGCTAACCCTGAATGGTTAAGCTCGGGAAGAGGTCCAATGCGACCTGTGCGGCATGAATCATCCATACCGCCAGAGTCAGAATGGGGAACTATTGAGGTATGGGACAGCAACACGCCACTAGGTGATAACGAGGTTGAAGTGCCGTTCCTGAAAGATATTGAGTTCGCATGTGGGGACGGGAGAATTCACAGCGAAGATCACAACGGCTTCAAATTGCGGTTCTCAAAGGCCACCCTTCGACGTATTGGTGCCAACAGCGATGGGTCTGGCGTTTTGTGCTTCCCGGCAACGGGAGACAGCATGGAACCGGTCATTCCTGACGGGACTACAGTTGCGGTAGATACGAATAACAAGCGCGTTGTTGACGGTAAGCTCTATGCTATTGGTCAGGCTGATGGCGGAAACAGTCAGTTAAAACGCATTAAGCTGTTATATCGCAAACCTGGTGGCAAGCTGATCATCCGCAGCTACAACAGCGCAGCATACCCTGATGAAGAGGCTGACATTGATGATGTTGAGATAATCGGCCGCCTCTTCTGGTACTCGGTTTTGCTGTAGCAGTGGCCGGAAGAGACGTTTGGTTAAGGATGGCGAATTTTTCATACAAAACAATTACACTGTATAAAAATTCAGATTAATAAACTCCACTCCTTGACATTTACATTTTTATCTATTTTTTGAGTTGCCTAAAATCACCTATAGGGTAAACTTCACTTAAGCTCCTATATGAGAGCTTCTGAGGAGATACAAAATGAAAACCTTACGTTGCATGGCCTACCAGCAGAACGGCGTTTACGTAGCTGCGTGTTTAGACCTGTCATTGGCAGCGCAAGCAGATACCATGCAGGACGCCGTAAAAAAACTGGACGAACAGATTAAAGACTTTTTCACTGAAGCACTATCAGAACCGGAATATGCAAAACAATTACTTAGCCGTAAAGCACCGCTATCTATGTGGCTAAAGTATTGGGTGATCGCCTTTCAGGTCTTTGTCAGAAAACGAGGTGAAGCAAAGCTCTTTGCTGAACCTTGTGATGCTCATGCTTAGGACTGCATTACATGTTCTTGAAAAAGCTTACCCCTTTGAAATACGACGAGGTAATCAGAGGGCTTAAGAAAATGGGGTTTGAAATGAAACCCAAAACAGGAACCTCTCACGAACAATGGGTTCTCAAGAACAGCAAAGGGAAATGGGTGGTTACAGTTGATAAGCATCACGCCCCGTTTTCCAGAGATTTGATAAAATCCATGGCTAAACAAGCCGGGCTGAAAGATCGCCACTTTCACGCATTATGCAGAGGTGACGCTACGCTTGAAGATATAGGATTTCAAATCACCAGCTAAAACCCGGCCACTGCGCCGGGTTTTCATTGGCCTTTCCTCACGAACTCCGCAGCATCCCTCAGCAATCCCTTGTGAATCACATTACCAACCGCCTTCCTCCTGGCTTCCAGGCTATCCACAATCGCATCCCGATTAATCACTACCCCGCCGATAATCAACTCAACAACCGCTCCGCCAATCTCGCCAGCGATGAAAGTTGCACGATCTTCCAATAGCTCATCCCGTTCCATATCCATTCCTAAACCCATAACAGCGCCCTCTTTGATGTTTTTGTGAGCATAGCACGCATGTTTCACAAAAATAAATTCCTTTAAAATACAACCAAATAAAACCAATCAAACTATAAATACAACTATTGTTGTTGACGATAAAACAACTATAGTTTTTAATAAACCCATCGAAACGAAACATCGACAGCTGAGCGAAGTTAGCCAGCGGCGGACAGCAAGTCGCCTGCTTTTTTAACAACATGCAGATTTACAGCGTCAATGACCTGTTTAGACCCTTACACGAAAAACGTGCTGTATCACCGGGTGCGATCCGGTCGGTGAGAGAGTATCCCCGCGCGAGAGCGAGAACGGCGTGAGAACGGGCAACACTGGCAGGGAGTTGGCGCTGACCAAAACAGGGAATGTTTTGGGATTGGATGAATGAGCAGGCTGATGCTCGACCGATGTATTCACAGCGCTCATGGCAAGCAGTAACCAATCTGCGCCTCAAGACAGCGTCACTGGTAGTGCGGGCGCTCTAACCAGTAAGCCGGAGATCAGCACCGGCCATCCAATCGCCAAAACATTTCTCCCGCATCAGCGGGTAACGACAGAGGGTAAGTAAATGATTCGTCTTAATAACGAAGTTAAGAACCAGCTATGTCATAACCTTCTTCTCGCATCCCCATTATTTGAGAAGGCAAAGGCAGCGGTAAATGACAGGGCAAAAATTGTCGAGGAAATTCGCCAGGCATTGCTGAAGCAGGAAAATACCAGCGATGAGCAAATTACCCAGGCGCGTGAAAACTTCAAAGATAACTCCTTCATCAGCATGCAAGTCGGAGCGAAGACAGCAATTTTAAAGGTCATTATCAACGGTGAATATCACGAACTATCAAGAAACGGTTTAGATAATCGCTATCGCCACCGTGGCAAACACATTGGTAAGCACGATCTGGAAAGTAACCTTTTCTTCGGAACTTCTTTAGCACCTGTAGTTGACTCAGGTTTCGTTCCTGCAAATTACAGCACGCTGAAGAAGGTAGGTAAGTTGCACGACAGACTCACTGAATCAACCGTCACTATCAACGTTCTTTACGACGAAGTTGATGCCTTCCAATTGCAGGTAAAGGGTGCTCTCTCCAAAGTCTCAACAGTTAAAAAACTGGCTGAGATGTGGCCTGAAGCAGTCCCCTATTTGCCTGAGGTAGAGCGGCGTGAAGCGACAAGCACCGCGCTTTCCATTCCGGTGGAGACGCTCAATGCCCTTTGCGGCATACCAAAGAATGAATGACCCGCTCCGGCGGGTTTTTTATCGGCCATACATAGGCAGATTTTCGAGTCTGCCCATTTATGACAACCGGCGGCCATCCACCGCCCATTGAAACACTGAATAAATGCGTTGAAGTCTAATACTCTTGTATTAACCGTTCCGTTCGCCGCGATAAGGCCAAGAGGATTTATGAGCAATAAAACTGGTGGTCAGGCATTTCCAAAACAGCAGTGGGAATACGATGGGCAGAATAACGTCCTGCAATATCAGGAAGACGGCATGACGCTGCGTGATTATTTCGCGGCTAAGGCTATGAATGGCATGTGCTCACATGTTGATACGTGGGGAATGACCGTGCCGCAGATTGCCAAAAGAGCCTATGAATTAGCGGATGAAATGCTCCGCGCCCGGGAGGCATCATGACAGTCACCCACAACGGCAAGCAGTACACCGCCAAAAAGCTCAACGATAACGAGTGGCAGCTGACGTCGGTATCGGCACCGCGCGAGAAGTTGACGCTTAACCGCTGGCAGATGCATATCGCTGGCCTCCTGGAACAGGTTGAGGTGAAGGTATGACCGTAATCGTCGAATGTATTGAGACTAATGGCGACTGGACTGTCGGCCATCGCTACGCCGGGGAATTGGTCTCTGGCGGATTTTTGGCTCTGAAAGATGATGATGCCGAAGATAATTTCGAATGGACCGCTGATTCTCGGCAGGAATATGACCGAGAAACAGATGAGTTCGAGACCATCTGGTTTTTACCAGGCATAGAAGGTGTTTCGTTCAGGGAGATTGAGTGATGGTCAACCACTACGGCACTACCCCGCTCATTCGTCAGTGCGTAACACCCGGAATGATGGCATTGCATCAAGGCCGAACCTATCGCGTATCCGCAGTCATTCAGGAACGCAAATGGGTCTACCTGCACACCGATGCAGAAATCATCCGCCTCAGTGACTGCGTGATTGACGTCCTTCTGGACGGTCACGGCAACCCTATCCAGCACTAACCACCTTATTCAACCGATCGGCCTGGCTTCTGCGGGCGGGATCTGCACATCCAAATTTCAGGAGAAACCATGAGCGAAGTAACGGACTTAACCGTCATCGACATAAAACCAGAACAGGCGCCAGCGCTTTACATCGCGGGCGGACTTGACGCCTTCCTTGAGCAAATCCGCCAGGCAGTAAACGAAGTGCCGGACCTGTCCACGAAGAAAGGTCGTGACCGTGTCGCCTCTCTGGCGGCGCAGGTGTCTCGCAGCAAGACGGCAATCGAAAAGCCAGGCCGTGAGTACCTGAAGCGCCTGAAAGAAGCTGTGCGCCCCGCTGAGGCAGAAATTAAGCGATTCGTTGATGCCTGCGACGATCTGCGCGATGCCACCCGCCGACCGCTAACCGAATGGGAAGCCGAGCGGGAACGCATCAAGGCTGAAGAAGCCATGAACGCGCTGCATGCCGAAGCGCTGGTGATGAACATCAAATTCGATCAGGAGTTGGCTGCCAAGCTCGAAGCGGACCACGAAATGGCTCTGCTGATGAATGACAAGTTTGACCATGACCGCGAAGAACAGCGACGCCTGGCGGAACAGACGCAACGCGAGCACGAAGAACGCATTAAGCAGGAAGCGGCAGAACAAGCCCGCCGCGATGCCGAAGCGAAGCACAAAGCTGAGATCGAAGCCGCAGCGCGCCGTGAAGCTGAAGAGAAAGCGCGTGCTGAAGCTTCGGAACGCCAGCGCATTGAAGGTGAACAACGTGCGGCACGCGAGAAGCAGGAAGCAGAAGCGCGGGCGGAACGCGAAAAAGCCGCGGCGGTTGAAGCTGAGCGCCTGAAAGCAAAACAGGCTGAAGATGCTCGTTTGGCCGAAGAGAAGCGCAAAGCCGACGAGCAGGCAAAGCGAGAAGCTGACGTGAAGCACCGCAAAGCCGTCGGCACCAACATCGTTAACGCACTCACCATCCACACCAGCTTAACCCGCGAACAGGCTATCGAAGTGCTTACCGCTCTGAAAGATGACCTGGTCCCCTGCGCGAAAATCCATTACTGAGGCAACCATGAACGCATTCCTCACTTACGACCGCATAGAAGATCGGCGCTGGGTTGAGCAGCAGCTCACTGAAGAGAAAGAGAAGTGGATCGACGACCGGGCGCAGCAAATCATCGACATGATGCCAAAAGAGCCGTCCGGCCTCTTCCACTTCACGATCCCGATTGACTCCAGCCCATACGAGGGACTTCGCAGCGATAAAGCTGGCGAGGCCTATAACGATTTCATTTCGGCAGTTGCTTACGCCCAGGCGGAACACGACTGGGAACATCGTACCGGCTGCCCGTTTTAAGGATGGATTATGAGCTTAACCCTTGTTGATTTCGTCAAACAACAGGAGCCGCTTTTCATTAAGGCGGCCACAGACGAGCGGATGGTGTGGGCGAAGGAAAGTCAGTTCGCCATCCAGCTATTTCAGAATAACGACTACCTGGCAAAGATTGCATTCCAGAACCAGACGAGCACGCAGAACGCGATCATCAACGTTGCGGCTATCGGTGTTTCGCTCAACCCAGCGCAGAAGCTGGCTTACCTAGTTCCGCGTAAAGGGGCTATTTGCCTCGACATCAGTTACATGGGTCTGATGCACATTGCGCAGCAGTCTGGCGCCATTAAGTGGTGTCAGTCGGCAATTGTTCGCAGAAACGACCAGTTCCGCCGGGAGGGGCTCGATAAGCCGCCGATCCACATCTACAACGACTTTGATACCGAAGAGCAACGCGGGGACATCGTAGGTGCGTATGTAACGGTAAAAACTGACGATGGTGATTACCTCACCCATACGATGCGCATCGATGCCATCTACTCCATCCGTGATCGGTCTGAAGCATGGAAGAAGTACAAATCTGACAACAGTAAGAAGTGCCCATGGGTCACCGATGAAGAGCAGATGATCCTCAAGACGGTCGTGAAGCAAGCGGCAAAATACTGGCCTCGCCGTGAGCGCCTGGATGCCGCCATCGACCATGTTAACACCGAGGGCGAAGAAGGTATCAACTTTGCAGCAGAGCGTCAGCCAGAGCGCGATATAACGCCGCTTAGCGAAACTACGCAGAAAGAGATTAACGACCTGCTCGTCTCTTTGGATAAGACATGGGACGCCGATCTTCTTCCTCTCTGCTCACGCATTTTCAAACGCCCTATCTCGCAGCCAGCCGACCTGACAGAACTGGAAGGTGTTAAGGCTCTTGGGTTCCTCAGGCAAAAGGCGGCAGCATGAACGCCAATCCACTTATGCCCGGTGAAAAATACGGGCACCTAACCGTCAAAGAACACTCGTACATGCTTAGAGGCAGAAGGATGTATCTATGCCTTTGTGTGTGCGGTAATTCCTGCCATAGGGCCTCAAATCAGCTTAAAAACAACTCAATAAGCAGCTGCGGATGCATGACAGGAAAAAACTCCACTCACGGCCAGCGCAATACCCGCGTTTACAGGATTTGGAGCGGGATGAAAAATCGCTGCACAAACCCAAACAACAAAGACTTCGAAAAATACAGTCTGCGCGGTATCTGCGAAAGATGGCTGACGTTCGAGCTATTTCTTGAAGATATGGGTCTCCCTCCTACGCCTAAGCATCAGCTAGATCGGAAGAACAATGAAGGCCCGTATTCAAAAGACAATTGCAGATGGGCAACGGTTACCAAGCAGGCGGAAAACAGAAGTACATCGTTTTACTGGTTTGTTGATGGGTTGCGTTTTGAAAGCGCCGGAGCCGCGGCGAATCATTTTGGCGTGAAATCAGCAACCATCCACAAATGGTGTCATGGCTACAACAATAGAGGGATTAACATCCCTCCAAGAGCCAACTGCCGAAAGGAGAGGAAATATGGATAACAGGTGGCTCATTAAATTTGAGCAAATATTTGGGCCAATTGCGCAAATTGAGCAAGGCAGCGAGGCATGGGCAAGGGCGAGACTCGGAGTTATTACTGCCTCTGACGCTCACAACGTCATTTCCAAGCCTCGATCTGGCACCAAATGGACAGATATGAAAATGTCCTACTTCCACACGCTGCTCGCCGAGGTATGCACCGGCGTGGCGCCTGAGGTTAACGCCAAGGCGCTGGCCTGGGGCAAGCAGTACGAGGAAGATGCCCGCACCCTCTTCGAGTTCACCACCGACGTGAAAGTCACGGAGTCTCCGATCCTGTTCCGTGACGAGAGCATGCGCACCGCGTGCTCCCCTGATGGCCTGTGCAGTAACGGGTTCGGCCTTGAGCTCAAATGCCCTTTCACGTCTCGCGACTTCATGAAATTCCGCCTTGGCGGTTTCGAAGCAATCAAGTCTGCGTACATGGCCCAAGTGCAGTACAGCATGTGGGTGACTGGCAAAGACGCCTGGTTCTTTGCCAACTACGACCCGCGCATGAAACGTGAAGGCATTCACCACGTCGTCGTTGAGCGGGATCAGCAGTACATGTCCGATTTCAACGAAATGGTGCCGGAGTTCATCGAGAAAATGGATGAAGCACTGGGGGAAATCGGATTCACTTTCGGAGAGCAGTGGCGATGAAGCATGCACACGACAACATACGAGTCGGACGGATAACTCTTGTCTATTCGGTAGTGCAAAGAGGCTGGGTATACCCTGGACTCACTGTCATCAGAAACCCGCTTAAGGCGCAGCGGTTAGCAGAAGAATTGAATAATCGGGGGTAATCATGGTGGGTAAATATGCTCTTATCTACGCCGATCCACCGTGGGAATACGGTAACCGTGCGAGCAACGGCGCCGCCGCCGACCACTATTCCACCATGAAGTTAATCGACATCAAGCGTCTTCCCGTCTGGGAACTTGCTGCCAAAAACGCGGTGCTGGCGATGTGGTACACCGGCACGCATAACCAGGAGGCTATCGAACTGGCCGAAGCCTGGGGCTTTACCGTTCGCACGATGAAGGGCTTTACCTGGGTGAAGCTGAACCAGAACGCCGAGCTGCGCATCAACAAGGTGCTGGCCGAGGGTGAGGTCACCGACTTTTACGACTTCCTCGATTTGCTTAACGCCGAGACGCGCATGAACGGCGGCAACCACACCCGGGCCAACACCGAAGATCTGCTGATTGCCACTCGCGGTGCCGGGCTGGAGCGAAAGCATGCCGGGATTAAGCAAGTGGTATACAGCCCGCTGGGCGCGCACAGCGAAAAGCCATGGGAAGTGCGCCACCGGCTGGAGATGCTTTACGGTGATGTGCCACGCATTGAGTTATTCAGCCGCAGCGCGGCGCCGGGCTGGGATCACTGGGGAAATCAGTGTGCCACCTCCGCGGTGGAACTGCTGCCCGGATGCGCCATTGATGTTGTGAAAACGGAGGCTGCATGAGCAAAGGTACCATTATCTGCCTGTGCGATATCACTGGCGTCATGTCTGTGCCATGGGTTGAAGCAGGCTACCGTGCGGTGTTGGTTGACCCGCAGCATCCAGATACTTCGATTAACGGTCCGATTGAACGCATATCGGCAACCATAATTGAGGCTATGCCGCGGCTGTCCCAGATCATTCGTACCGAGAACGTGGTCATGGTTATCGGCTTTCCTCCTTGCACTGACGTTGCAGTATCAGGATCCCGTTGGTTCGAATCAAAACGAGCCAAAGACCAACATTTTCAGGCTAAAGCTGCGCTCGTTGCCGAGCAATGCAGGATGACAGGCTTGGCGGCCGGATGCCCGTGGGCATTCGAAAACCCGGTTAGCGTGTTCAGTAGCATCTTCGGTTCGGCAGATTACACGTTCCATCCGTACCAGTTCACTGGGCTGTGCGAGGATGACAACTACACGAAACAGACCTGCCTCTGGACAGGTAACGGCTTCAAGGCGCCGGCAGAGAATATGCACCCGATGGTGGAAGCGGCTATCGACGCCGTCAAGCTGGCCTGCGGCCGGATGGTTCCGAAGAAGAAGGCAATCGAGGCCATCTCAGGAACATCTTTCGCAGGATTGGTGACTGACTGGTATCCGGACAACCGCATTCACGAATGCCCTCCCAGTGACGAGCGTGCCAACATTCGAAGCGCAACTCCCATGGGCTTTGCGAAAGCAGTTTTTCTTTCGAATGCACCCCATCTCAACAGGAAACGGGAGGCCGCATGACGCCAGAAGAACAAGAAAACATCCTCCGCGCCCAGGCTCGTCGCTGCGCAGAAGAGATAACCAAAGCGATGAACGCAAAGCCCAAACCGAAGTGGAACGCTGTATGCCCACCCATCCTTCGCAAGCACTACGAGAAGGTAAAACCGATGGGTATCAGCCTGGTGAAATTTGTCAGTGTTATTGGCCGGATGCAAGGCCGGTATGGAGTGGAATCATGACGCTAACCAAACGAATCGCCAGGTCGCTATCGCGGCCTTTTTTATTGCTGGCGTTCACCTTCAACCGAATTAACCGACAGTTCCGGGAGCATTGACCATGAGCAAGGTCATTATCGATTTATTAGTAATGGATGATTTCACCGACCCTTTTATTTGCGGAGTCCGCGGGGCCTGCACCATTGAAGACCTGCGAGCCATTGAAAAGGAAATTATTGAAAACCGCGATGATCGCCTTCCAAAAGATGGAACCTACATCATCGAAACCAGCTTGTTTAAAGGCCAGTACGGCGAATATGGTCGCTGCGAGCTTGCACCCGGATGGGAGTGGGAAATTGTTGATTTTTCACCTTTAGACATTCCTGAGGAATAGCCATGGACATCATCGATACCGCAGCAGAGATTGAAGAGCTTCAGCGTAACGCTGCCCTTTCCGCTCACCGCATCAATCGCAACGCCGTATCAGCTGAACGTTGTGAAGAATGCGGCGAACCAATTCCCGAACCGCGGCGCGCTGCCGTTCCCGGCTGCCAGACGTGCGCCAGTTGCCAGGCTGATTTGGAACTTATCCGTAAGCAAAGGGGCTCCTGATGGATTACACCAAACTCAGTGATGGTCAAATCAGCGTGCTTCTCGCAAACCTTCTTAAGCCGAAATATGAAGCAGAAATCAGTCCTCATCACTCAGGAGGTGCTCAGCTTAGCTGGGATTGGTGTGGAACCAAAGCAACCACTGGATTCTTCCCTTTACACAAAGCGGAAGAGCTTTTCCCGGTAATGAAGAAACATCGGATCAGGCTCGTTCCATCAGGAAAGACTGTGTGGATGGCATCACACGAATCAGGTGTCATCGCCACTCACCGTAATCCACTTCGCGCCGTGGCAATCGTCTACCTCCTTTTGCAGGAGTCAGCCAATGTTCCAGCTAATTCAACGGGGTCAGATTTACGCTGACCATTCAGGTTGGCCCGTCATCATCCACAGCTGCACATCACAGATAGTCCGCTACTGGCGACAGGGCCGGATCAACACCGCTTCAATCGACCGATTCAACAATGACTTTGAGCACCTCGATCACCTTGAGGCGGAGCAGATACGCGCCGAGCTTGAGACGAGCGAGCACATTAAATCGCTGCGCGCCCAGCGTGCGGCATGAGGAGAGATTATGCGCATTGAAGAGTTACCAAAATTACCGAAGTTGTTCCGGGTTATCGAAGTGGATCTGGACGTTTTGCGTAATGGTATCGGAGGGGGTGGCGGCGTGATTTTTGACATGGACGCCATCGTAAAGCGGAAGGTTCGCCGTGTTAAGCATGAAGGCGGATGGAAGTGGCAACTGGTTCGTGAATGGCGTGATCAAGAATTTTGGGATTACTGTTTTGAGCAAGACCGGGAATGCCTTGAGCACCTCAACTACGACCTCGGCCTTGTGCATTGACGCAACTGACAGCCAGTTATGAGCTGGCTATTGGGTGCGAAAGCACTGCAACGTTATCCCCTTTGCCCTCCACTACGAGGGCATTCTTTTACCTGTTTTACAGGTTCGATTTCCAAACCGGAGATGAAACCCATGCGCGAACTACGAGACGACTCGCTCATTGACATGAAGTTTATAATGGAGGATTCTGGATTTTCAGATCGATACTTCTATAAGCACATCCAGAAAGGAAACTTCCCGCCACCAATAAAATATGGCCGCGCGTCAAAATGGCTATATGGTGACTATCAAGCCTGGAAACACAGGCATGTATCTGGCATAAAAAAAGCATCATGA